TCTAAAAATAGGTGTTACCAAGCAGGTATAATCCGGCATATAACCTGTTAACATCGTGTTATAAGTTGCAGACAATAAATTATGATAATTTTTGTCATTGTAACTACCATTATAGTTTGGCAAAAGTTCATCAAAATATACTTCAACTTTTTCCTTTGGAATAGTTAAAGCATGATATGAATTCAACGTTTCTACAACACTTTGATCATTTGTTAAAAATTCAATTGCTGTCGCAATTATCTTTTGAAATAATACAGATTGTTTACCTTGAACGTAAGATTTACTGTTATTGTATAAATTAATAGAAACTCTATTCTTTGAATCAGTAATAACCAATTGTTTTCTTGTATCATGAATATCTCTTTCTTGAATTTTAATGGTTTTATTTTGATTTTCCAAAGAATTTCTATTTTCTTCATTTATACAATCTATAATTGCATTCCAGTCCTTAGCTGAATATCCTACAAAATATACTGAACCATCTCTATATGTTTTATGACCTTTTGCCAATAAAGAGCTCTTTGCTAATGCATCTGCTTCTTCATTATAAATAATTCCTGAATGAGCAGGTACTTTTACAAATTCAACATCAATTTGTTTCATTTTTTCTTGCATAAATTCCATATAACTTTGAGTGAGTTTCTTATTCGCTTTCCATTGTTTAATTGCCCACATTTCTATACCACTGTAATCATAATAAATAGTAATTTTGGATTTATTGCTGCTTACTGCAACTTCTACTGCTTCTTTTACTCCTTCAAGTTCTGCTGCAACATTTCTTAATGATATTAAATCTTCACTGAACTGTTTTCCAAAAGATTTATACGAAGTGTACTTATCTCCACCTTTACTGATAATTATAGTTCCAAATCCTGCTTTTTCTGCTTCTGGATTATAGCTTCCATCAACAAATGCAACAACTTCATCTTCAGATAAAGATGCAATTTTTTCATTAATTTCTTTATTTAAATTTTCAGAAATAGAATCATCTTTTTTACTGTCATTTGTTTGTTCAATAGAGCCTGATATGAAATGTTCTGCTTCTTGTAAAGTAGCAAATGATTTATAGATTGCACCTGAATATCCATTCACTTGTTCTTTTGCTTCATCCCATGTTTGATATATACCAGGAATACGCCCTGATTTTACTGCATAATATTTTTTTGCCATTTGTTTTCTCCTTCCAAAGTTATTTAATAAGAGAGATTCCTTATACTTTATATGCCAATTATTATATCACATCAAATAAAATGTTTCATTAATAACATTATCTATGTAACAAATAATAAACCTTATAATTTCTCCCTCAATATATATATACAAATAAAAATTACATTTTTCTTCTTTTTATTGTTATTTTTTACTATTTTATTAATGAATAGTTACTTCTATAACATTTTAAAAGGAGTTCATTTATGTCCTTGCATCTTCTAGGAGCTCTGTCCGTAATTTCATATCTTTCCCAAAGATGATATTTGATTTTTTCAGATGTTTCATATCCAGCACGATCATTATCTAAATGCAAAATAATTTCTTTAATTTGTTTATTGTTCATTAAAAAATGCTCTAATGCTAGTGGAAGTTCTGTCTCTTCTATATCTTTTCCAATAATTCCTGCACCTGCTAATGACAGATAATTTTCATTGTTCCATTGATGTCCTTTTTGTTTTTCCAAAGTCTGAAATGACATAAGATCAATTGGACTTTCAAAAATATGGACAACCTCACTATCTTTATTGATAAGTCGAAAACTGTAGTGCTTATCACTGCCATAAATATCTTTTTTCCAGTTATCATCAGTTGCTCTTTTTGATGAAAATTTTGCTTTTCCTCTTTCATCATAGCCAACAAAAACGATTGAATGATCTTTCCGACATTCATAGATATAGCCTTTGAGATAATAGAAATTGACAATATCCTTATCAATACCTCTTTCACTGATCAAATAATCAAACATCTTTTCAGAATTTGAACATATCATAGGCAGTTTAAAATCATAATTCTTCTGTTTAATAAAATGTGTTTTTTTATATACAGGCGGTTTTTCTGTAATGCACTGATATATCAGAAGTGCGGCATCTAAAAAAGGCATATCATGAACTTTAATCAAATAATCTAGTGCAGTTTTTCCACCAATTCCTCGTGACCACCACATCCACATCCCATTGGTCATATGCAAACTGTCATGTGTTCTTGTCACATAATCATTGCGTGATTTTTTGACAAGTTCATTAGGCTCGTAATTAGATAAATATGTCAGTAAATCTATCTTTTTAACCTCTGCCAGTTCCTCTGGCTTTAAATATTTCTTCATCTTTTATATCCTCCAACAATAAAAAAGCCGACAATTGGTACTGCCGACTTTATCTCTCCAATGATACTGAAGGTTGAGTATTTTCTTCAGGACTGTCATCAAATGCTAATGATTCCTTGTCATCCTTTCCTCCAATATCCAGCTCTTTATTCAGTTTTGATAATCTTTGACTTAAAGTTTGCAGTTCATCCTCTTTTTCAAAAGGTTTCACCACTTCTTCTTTGGCATTGATAAACTGCTGACTGGTTTCATCATATAATGCTTTTTCTATTTCCAGTTTTTTAGGAATGGAATCTAATGCATTATCAATACGAGTGATATTTCCATAGACATCATTTCCAAGTTCAACGGGATAGCTTAAGTGTTTTTTCAAAGTCAAAATATGCTCATTATGAAAAGAGTCATATCTTAATTTCATCTCAAATCCTCGATAATTTCCTATTGTGATTTCTTCCTGAGATTTCAGCTGCTGACAGGCTAATAGAATTGCCTGACCTGCCTGTTTTTTATCAGTTATTTTCATATCCTTAATCGTCATTTCTACAAATTCTTTTTGAGGAACAACTGCATTAATATCCTTTTCTAAACAATCAATTCTTTCTTCGATGAGTTTGATTTTTTGTGGATAGTATTTTAAAATCCTATCTTCAAGTTCATATTTTTGCGAGAGATAGTTGGCTTTTGCTAGTTTCAGTTTTCCTACTTTTGCATCGAGTTCCATCTTCTCCTTGACTTTAGGATTACCACTTGCCAGTGCCTTGATTTCTGCATAACTTAATGAAGCATCATCAATATCCTCTGCACTTCGTACAGGTGATTTACTTATCATGATTTGACTGATAAATTTTTGCTTATTTTCAACTAACTGATACAGATACGCATCAAATGTCTGCTCTGTTACATAGCGATAAATATGCACATCAGTGTTTGTATTTCCCTGACGAACGATACGACCAGCTCTTTGTTCAAGATCAGACGGACGCCACGGGCAGTCCAAATCATGAGAAGCAATCAGAAGATTTTGAACATTGGTACCTGCTCCCATCTTGCTGGTTGAACCAATAAGAATACACACTTTCCCCTGTCTGACTTTAGAAAATAATTCTTTCTTTTTGGCATCTGTTTTTGCGTTATGGATATAGGCAATTTCATTTTCAGGAATACCTTTTTCAATAAATTTTGCTTTCAATTCATCATAGATATTGAACTCATTTGCCTTTGGTGTAGACATATCACAGAAAATAAGCTGTGTAGACTTTTGACTTTCAGTTTCATGATAAATCCTTAAGACATTGTCAATACAGGCATTGACTTTGCTGTTTTCGTATTCAGGCAATATAGGGTTAATCAGTCTTTGATCAAGTGCAAGTTTTCTTCCATCATTGGTAATTTTCAGCATATTATCCTCAGTAGGATCAACACCGCCTTGTCTTATCTGTTCGGCACGCTTGCCTAATGATTCAACAATTTCCTTTTGCATCTCACTAGGCTTAACTGCGATATTGTGATAATGTGCTTCAGGCGTTGGGAAATTCAGCATATCTGCTGTCTTTATGTCTGCAACTTCCTTAAACATCGAGATCAATTCAGGAAGATTAAAGAACTTAGCAAAACGAGTTTTCATGCGATAGCCTGTTCCTTCAGGTGCTAGTTCTATAGCTGAAACTGTTTCACCAAATGTGCTTGCCCATGAATCAAAATGCTGTAAATTGTGTTTGACAAGCGTTCCATACTGTAAATATCTCTGCATCGTATACATCTCTGTCATGCTGTTGGAAATAGGAGTACCTGTCGCAAAAACAATTCCCTTTCCATTGGTAATTTCATCTAAATAACGGCATTTCATAAACAGGTCTGATGATTTCTGTGCTTCAGTCTGTGCAAGACCTGATACATTCCTCATCTTTGTAAAAAGGAAAAGGTTTTTATAATAATGGGCTTCATCGACAAAAAGACGATCAACACCTAATTCTTCAAAGGTGATTAAATCGTCTTTTCTGTCCTGATTATTCAGTTTTTCCATCTTAATTTTTAATGATTTTTTAGTTCTTTCCATCTGCTTGATGGTAAATCTCTCGCCATTGTTTGCCTTCAAATCCTGAATGCCACGGGTAATTTCTTCTATCTGATTTTCTATCGTCTGTATCTGCCTCTCTATAGACATTGGTATCTTTTCAAACTGTGAATGACCTACAATAACTGCGTCATAATCACCTGTTGCAATGCGTGAAAACAGCTTTTTACGATTTCTTTTTTCAAAATCTCGTTTTGTTGTCACGAGAATATTGGCACTTGGATATAATTGCAGAAATTCACTTCCCCACTGTTCAACCAAATGGTTAGGAACAACGAACATGGATTTATTGGAAAGACCCAGTCGTTTCAGTTCCATACATGCTGCAACCATTTCAAAAGTTTTTCCAGCACTAACCACGTGGGCAAGCAGTACATTATGTCCATACAGGATATGAGCAATCGCATCTTTTTGATGATTTCTTAGTTCGATTTCAGGATTCATATTTGGAAAAGTTAAATGACTTCCATCATATTCACGAGGTCGAATACTGTTGAAATTTGTGTTATAGATTTTTGTCAGTCTATCTCGCCTCTCCATGTCCTTCCATACCCATTCGACAAAGGCTTCCTTAATAGAATCCTGCTTCTGTTGAGTAATCATTGTTTCTTTTTTATTGAGAATCGCAACTTTTTTGCCTTCATCATATTCATAGTCGAATATCTTTGTTGATTTTAAATTTAGACAGTCCTCAATCAGTTTATATCCATTCACTCGATGCGTTCCATAAGTTTTGTCTGCCTTGACATTGTTTTTATCATAGCTTTTGCAACTAATATTCCATGCTCCTGTTACATTGGAATAAGTGACATTGATATAATCCTGATAATATGCTGATGTTCCCAATAATTCAAAGACAAATTGTGTATAGACATCTTCAGGTATCCATGTAGCACCAAGTCTGACTTCGATTTCACTTGCACTCAAATCCTTTGGCATTGCTTTTTCCAATGCCTTGACATGGCTTTGATATGATAGATCAATACCAGCAGACAGTTTGGCAGTTTCCAGCTTTTCACGGACATTCCCACTTAGATATTCATCAGCAGTAACGTATTCATCTTTGGTATCACTATCTAAAACATGAGGTATTTTATAGATCACTCCATCAAGTTCTCCAATCATTTCATCAATAGAATGACCACACAGTTCACTCATATATTCAAGATCAACTTTTCCTTTCTCGGTTAGCGATACCATCAGTGCTTCACTTGCAGTATCGACATGAGTAATGTCCACTTTCTTTCGGATTGTACGCTTTGTAAACATATCAGCCTTGCTTTTGAGTGTGCCATCTTCATTGAGATTTTCAAGCGAACATAAAAGGTAGAATGAACTGTCATCTCTAAATGCAAGGGAATTGCCACGACTGTTGATAAGACCATATTTTGACGTAAAATCATCATAGATTTCATTCAAATGAAGCTGTTCATCTTTGATTTCATGTTCAGGGTAATCTTCACTCTGCAGTTCAATTAAATGCCTAATAGAATCCCTGATAGCGATTAAACCAATGATTCTGTTTTTAGCGGTTGCTGATACATCCACTTTATTCATCACACTGTTGATACGATAATATATTTCATCATTATGAATTGTATAGCTGAAATTTCTGATATTTTGATCAGCAGGTATTGATTCAATGACTTCATCTTCTGCTATATCTTCTTCAATGACATATTCGTCAATCTCGCCATGAATATTTTCTATTGCCTGAGCAAGTGCATCTTGTAATGAAATATCTTCATATGGTTCAACTGTTAAATCTTCTCGACCATACATGCTTCTTGTCTTTTCAATTGTTCCAAGTATCATTTCAGGATGATCTATAAAATACTGATTGATGATATTTCCTCTATCATCAAATCCTGTAGAAACCCATATATCATCACGAACGATAGGTCTGTCCCTTTTCTTCAGAAAGAGAATATCACTCACTGCTTTCGTATCATCAAAAGCATTATTAGGCAAACGTATAGCACCTATCAGCTCACATCTTTCATTGATATATTTTCTGACTGTGCTGTTTTTCTTGTCCATCGTATAACGTGATGTAACAAAGGCAATCAGTCCTCCTGGTCTAACTTTATCAATCGTTTTTGCAAAAAAGTAGTCATGAATATTGAAATTCAGCTTATCATACTGCTTATCCATGACCTTGAACTGTCCAAAAGGAACATTACCAACTGCAACATCAAAAAAGCTATCAGGAAGTTTTGTTTCCTCATAGCCTTCTACTGCAATATTTGCATTCTGATAAAGTTGTTTTGCGATTCGTCCTGTAATCGAGTCGAGTTCAATTCCATAGAGTTTAGACTGTTTTAGCTCATCAGGAATCATACCAAAAAATCGTCCTGTTCCACACGATGGCTCAAGGATATTTCCATATTGAAAGCCCATTTTTATTAATGCTTTGTAAATGCCATCAATAACTGCTGGTGAAGTATAAAACGATGATAACGTTGACTCTCTTGCCTGTCGGTATTCATCATCATTTAAAAAGTTTTTCAGTTCCAGATATTCCTTTGACCATGAAGATTTTGTTTCATCAAATACATCAGCGAGTCCACCCCAGCCTACATATCCTGCGAGAATTTCCTGTTCGGTTTCTGTTGCATTTCTTTTTTCTTTTTCTATTTTTTTCAAGGTCATAATGGCTTCAATATTGTAACGATAGCGTTCTTTAGGTGTCCCTTTTCCGATGTTATCATCATGAATAGCATAATTAATCTTAGGCTGTGGTTTTCTTTCAATGACTGGCTGTATTTTTGAAAAATCCAATAACAGCTGATAATCTCTTTCTCCAATAACTTCAGGTTTTCCATCTTCGTAGACTAAAACTTCATCAAGCAGAAAATCATAGAATTCTTTTCCCTGCCACAGATTATAACCATCACCTGCAATGATACTATCATACTCATCATCCCAGCTTACTTCTATATCTTCTATCTTCAGCTGATGAAGAATATTTTCCAGTGTATTAAGTTCAAGATTTTGTCTATAGTCAGGAGATATTTCAAACCCATAATCTCTGCAGTATTTTTCAAACATAGAAAAAGGCATATCATGTCCATCTATCGCATCATCATAAATATCAATTGTATAATGGCCTAAGCGATTTTCATCACTGTAATACTGCTCCATTGTCAAATGAAGTTGCTTATCAATAATATTTTGAAGCCATGTTCCTGTATACTGATCAAGTTCCTCCTGAATCATTTCATTATCATTTTGACTGATGTCATAAATGAGATTATCCATTTCATAATAGACAGGTTTTAATGTTTTATCTTCTCTATTGATTTCAAATTTCATATAGGGATCATAGACATCAAACATATAGCTTTCATTCAAATGGAACATTGTGATAAGTTCAGGTTCATCCATAAAATTAGTAATCGTTAAAGGTTCATCATAGCTTGTTCCACGATAAAGCATATAACAGCTTTTCTGTTCAACTATATTTTTTGCAAACTGATTGAACATCTTATAAAACTCATGATAGAGTTCATAATTCTTTTCTTTAGAAAATGATGAATAATCAATTCCCTGACTGTAGTCTTCATAAATATCTTCAATGAGTCCGTCAATGACTGCCTTTTTAAAATCTTCATTTTGAGTATAGGCAAGATAGACATCTCTGTAATCTTTATTCATTGAAGCAATTACTGAAATCATTTCACTTCGTATAAGTTCTTCTGCTTCATCAGCAGTTGTATATCTATCTCTAAGCGAAGAATAAATAGGACTGTTTTCAATTTTTTCTTTGATAAGCGGATAATACTGTTTCAGTAAGTTACCATCATCATTTAAGGTATCATCTTTAATATCATCCTGTATAACTGGCTCAACATCTATGACATCATGAAGAAGTCTGTCATTTAGAGGATTTTCCCTTAAAATTTGGTCAAACTGCTCTCTTGTAAAACTATCTGCAAATAATGGGAAACTGACATTGGAAGCATAGATTTCATTATCACTGATGTTTTGAATCACATATTCATCAGCCCCATAATAAAAAGTATCTCCTTCATGATAGATATATTCCTGATGATACTTTTTTGGTTTTTCATCTGCTTTATTATCGACTTCTTCATATCGTTTTCTTTCAAAGGCAAGTTCCTTTTCCATCTGCTTTTGAAGATAAATAGGATAATAGTCTTTTTCCGCCTTATTCAAATAACGATCGAGTTCTATCAGCTCATTGATACGCTTATTGACCTGTTTCCATTTCAATGTGACTTTGATTTCATCATTTCCTATTTCTCTGCCTCTGCTTAATGTAATGCCTTTTGCATCATACCATTCATCAATAACACCAACTGCTGGATTGCTTCCACCAATACCATATTCATTTTTTAAAAAAGCCATGTTCTGCTTTTCACCTTCATGTTTGCTCATCTGCTGATAGATACGATATTTTCCATCCTGAACGTTGCTTCCTTGTATAAGAATACGATCAATTTCCTCCTGTGAAAAGAAAATACCATTTTTGAATGACTTCTCGTTTTCATAGATAGCATTTTTCTGTTCTTCTAATGTTGGTATCTGAACATCAGAATCATAATAACGTGATAATATCAGTCCATCAATTTCTTTAACAACCAGCTCCCATACATAATCAACTGATTCTTCCTGATGATCAAAGGTGCCAAAATACATATGAAGATGTTCATCTTCTTTGATAAAACCTAAGGGAACACCATCAGTTTCCCATTCAACCGCATGATCAGGATAGCAGTCTTTCATATACTGTAAACGTTCATTTTCATCTTCATGTTCCTTAAAAAATACAATGATCTGTGATGATGTCTGAAGCAGTTCATCATGATAGCTAAGAAGATGAATCATCGCATTTCTATTAAGAATTTTCATTCGATAGGCTTGCTGCAATCCTGACATCTCTGACCATCTTGGAATCAGATACTCACCCTCATCTATCAGTTTCGATACTTCTTTTTGCAGTTCAAAAAAAGATAAAAATGACTGTGATTCCATTTTAAGATAGTTGCCACTCCAAATATCTAATCCATGACCATTCTTCCTGTATCCTAGATAGGAATAGTCAAATTCTTCAGGTTTTCTAAATGTCTGGACTAAAGTATCATCATAACACTCTTCCAAATATTCGGCACGTTCCAAGTCATCACTGTGTGTTCTAAAAAAATTAGCTATTTCTTCTCTTGAATGCTGTAATTTAATATCTTCTCTTAATACCTGCGGTAAATACTGTAAATCAAAAGGCGGTATTTTTGGTTCATCAGTAACCTCAATATCGCCTAAATTCAAATCTAGCTGTAAACGATCTCCTGTAGAACGACTTCCTCCGCCTGTGCTTTCAGAATATTCATGTGTTTCACCCACTCCATTGGATTCTTCTCTTTGTCGGGTGCTGGATGTCTTTGCAGCATCTGTTCCATCATCAATTCTACTTTCTCCTCTGCCTGTTTCTGCACTTCGTTTAGGTGGCTGTTCAACAAATTGTTTTCTCTCAAGGCGAACAGATGTGCTGGCTGGTTGCTCTTGAGATAGTTCATCCTCATCATAGCGTATTTCCCCAATGGTTTTTGTTCGTTCTCTATTTTGATGTTCGGAAACTGATAATCCCCTACCTGACTGTATGTGATTTCTTTCATGTGTAATGCTCCTTTCCTTTTCTTCATCTTCATTATGAAAGATATTCTTCCTTTGAACAAATGTACGATTTTGTGCCTTCATCAGTTCACGAGCTATTTTCCCTATTTCACTAAGTGCCATATCACTGATTTCTCTGTTTGCAGTTCCTAAAATACCAATCATATCAAATGTATCAAATAAGGATATAGTGTCAAAATCACCTTCATCAAAATAAAATGATGGCTCAACATTACTTCTTTTCATGAAACAGTAGGCAAGTGAATTTTCAAGAATATTTTCAAATATCTTTCTGATTTCAAATTCTTCCAGGCCTTCAAAAGAACTGTCCTGATGATATTTCACTATCTGCTGAAAATAATCACTGCTGTTATCTTCAACAAGCATATGGGCTATTGAAAGATAGGTATTTCCTAAATCATGCTCATTATCTAACCCATCATAGATATTAGATAATGATTCAATGACATCACCATGCATTGAGTCACTGATTGACCATAATTTCAGTTCCTGATGATATGGACTTCTTGTATCGGATATATCAAAAACATATCTTAAACTTGAATATCGTTTTGTATCATCAATCAACGCAATACCTTTCGCACCTTTATTGATCCATCTGTTCATTCGCTCATTCCAGTAGTCAAATTCGGCACACGCTCTTGCATCAGGTCTTTGTGCATAAATTAAAATCTGATCCGTAAAATTATATTTGAACATATAGGAAGCTGTATCTAAAAAAGACAGCCATGACTTTTCATCTTTCACGACTGCCTTTGATGTCTTAGCTAAAAGATCGTTAATCATTTCAAATTTATTCACATGATCTCACCTCCTTCAAATTATCATATTTATCTTTCCATTTCCTTTGATTTTTTCTTTTGCTGTATTTTTATTAAATTTTCTTTTGCCCATTCAGGAATTTTTTCATCTTTGATGACACCAAGTACATCATATTTTTCAATACGTACTTCTTTCCCCGTATAAAGATTATAGGCAAATATGGCATTGCCACTGCTTTTTGGATGACATCCAAATCCGCCATCTGCTAGATAAAGCTGATGAGCAATGCTTCTATACTCTCTTTGCAGTATATCAGTATTTAAAACAACGACCTTGCCTTTGAGTGTTTCAAAATCATAAATAGATAGGCAGTCATCACAGGTTAGCTTTCCGTCAGGTTCTTTTTCTCTTTCCTGTTTATTTTGCAAAGATTGTCCATGAATGGCGTTATAAAATACTTCTATGATTTCAGAATAATCATTTGATTTTTTATCAATACGATAACTGATGACACCTAAATCCTCTAATTGCCTATCAACAGTACCAAATATATATTCAGAACTGTCAATCCCTACCTTTTCACCAATATAAAATTCTACTGTCCCTACTATTTCTGTTTTCAGTATTCCATAACCATCTGCATAATCCAAATAATCATCTTTCATAGCCATACTTCTCCTTTTTATCAGGTCTTATTTCTAATTGACGATCATTGAAATAGTCGTCTAAAATTCCATGACTTCTTTCTTTGAAATCTTCATATGCCTGATGAAAGTTTCTAAAGTAATGACCGTTATCATAACCTCGTCTTCTTGTTGGTGTTGTTCGCCACGTCACATATTCCTTTGTAGTTGGCTTACAGGCAAGAACGATACTTCTTCCACCTGCTGTAAATTCATCAATAATAGGACATCGTTCATTGATCTCCTGATACAGTTCTATCACATCAGGTACATCACATGCATATCTTCCAAGCTGAGAAAGGACTTCATAACTGATATGATGGTCTTTACAGTATTTGAGATATGTCTGCATACCTGTCATATGCTCTATTTCACCTTGCAGTTCCTCTATACAGCACCAGACTGCATAATGATAGTCAAGTGGCATATAAATAATCTCGTAGCCGTTTTCCAAATCATCAAAAAGATAGGAATCGACACTATAATCCCATTCCGGTATTTCAAAATATCCATCTTCAAATCCTTCGATATTGATCTTCATGATATACCCAACATCAATATTGACTTTTTCATTTAAGGTTATCTGATAGCCTAGACTTCCATCAATATTCATTCTTTGCAGTATTTCAACAACATCACATTCAGGTACATCTTCCTTTTTAAGATAATTCTTTGACTGTCTTATGATTTCATCTATTTCCATATCGGCACCTCTTAATATAATGGTTCTCCTGCAATTTGTTTAAAGTCATTGACTAGCTGATCATTTTCAAGTTCCTTTGATTTATAGTAACTGAAACTCAATGCAAAGAAATGATTGTTATAGTCTGCAAAAGCATTTTCTATCACACTGTGATAATCACTGTATTCCATTTCAAGAGTATCGACATCAACGACCATCACTCTATAAATAAATTCAGTTTTCGCATGACCTGAAGTATGAACGATCCTTTCCTGAAAACCAAGCATCACTCTTTTATTTCCAATAAATTCTGATAGAAGAAGGTCATAATCATCATAGCTGTTTTCTACTAACATAAATGCAATATCAGTGATTTCTCTATGGTTGTGATATTCAAGCAAGTCACAATTGATTCCTGTTATATTGCAGAAAAGCAAATAGGAATAAACTCCTTTTTTCATATAATTCATCGCATCATCTATATAATCGGCAATAAAGTCCCACATATGTCCATGCCACAACAAATCCATATAAACAAGTTCACATCCATCCTGCAGACAAAAAAGGATATAACCCTCTATACATTCCACTATGCCCAATAATTCATATTCCTCTTTATATCTTATCTGTTCATGAGTAAAGATATTTTTCTTTCCATAAGCGTTATAGATCAATTCTTCACCATGATCACGAATACCAATAATTAATTTATTCTTTCTTTTGGTCTTTTTTACCAGCACAAAAGTGATGTCAGGCTCATCAAATAATTCTTCCTTGTCGATTAAACTTTTTGCCTGTTCAAATAGCTTTATATTTTCCATTAATTCCATATTTCAAATTCTCCTCTCCAAAATAAAAAAGGGAGCTGATCATATAAACCTTGCTCCCTTACTCATTTACATTAACTATTTACTTTTTTTCATTTCAATACAAATCATTTTCTTTAATCTTCTATTATGAACATAAATTCTTAGTCCTAAAACCACTAAAAATATGAGCAATTCTGTGAGAAGTATAGAAAATTTATTCATCTTCATATTCCTTCTTCTTTCTTAGTTTTAAGGCTGTTACGATACCAAGACCAGCTACAGCAGTCATGACGATATATAAACCAGCTTGAGAACTGTCACCTGTTTTAACGGTAACCGATTTATGTTCATCTTTCATAACGACTTTTTGAACTTCACCTGTATCCTTGATTGTAAATTCAACATCACTTGCAGTTTCATATCCTGCTGGTGCTAAATCTTCATGCAAAATATAAGTTTTATTCACTTCAAGTCCTTCGATACGATGTGGTTCTTTCTTTGAAGTCCATGTTTCAATGACTTGACCTGTTTCCTTATCCGTTAAAGTTAATTTTGCACCTTCGATTTCCTTTGAAGTTGTTGCATCGACTTTTGAAATATCAACTTTTGTGATTTCATCTTTCATCACTACTTTTGTTGTACTTCCATCACCATTAACTGTAAAAGTGACATCTGAAGCAGTTGCATATCCAATAGGAGCTAAATCTTCATGAAGTATATATTCTTCATCGACTAATAAACCTCTGATGATATGAGGTTCTTTGTTTGATACCCATTCTTCAACGATGTTTCCATCTTTATCTTTCAATGATAAATGAGCACCTTCTAATTCTTTTTCATCAGTTGCATCAACTTTAGAGATTTCAGTTGTTGTCTTTTCATTTTTGATACTGATATTTTCTGTATAAATAATCTTATCGCTATAGTCATAGCTTAAATCAATGTCATAGACTTTATCGTTTGGAACATATCCTTCCAATGTTTCAATTTCTTTCAATTCATATTTTCCTAATGGCAAGTCAGAAATATTGATTTGTCCTAGCTCATTTGTAATATATCTTCCATCTTCTGAAATATCCATTGATACTGTATCTCCAGCTTTATAAATCAATGTATTTCGTCCATCTAATGAATAAATATCTTCTTTAGCAGTTAATTGGAATGTGACACCACCTAATAATTCTTGAGTATCAGCATCTGTCTTTTCTAAATGGATTTCTCCATAAGGTTTAATGTTAGTGATATTCACATTGATGACATATTCTTTTGTTGTTGTATCTTTCTGTTCAAAGACAACATCATTGACTTCTTCTGATAAAACATAGCCTTCATTTGTTAAAGTTTCTTTTAATGAATAATGTCCCATTGGTAAGTCATTGACTGTTAAAATGCCTTGAGCATTTGTTTTTCCTGTTGAAACAACCGTTCCTTTTTTGTAGATAACAGAACCATCAATGGCATTGATGATATTTTCTTTCGCAGTTAATTCATATTCGACATTTTCCAATGAATCAGCAGTCACTTTATCTGTCTTTTGAATAATCAATTTACCATGAGGTTGATCATTTTTGATTTTAACTGATAAGATAGGTGTTTCATCTTCATCAACATCATAGTTGTATTGATTTGTGATTGTAAATGAAATAGGTTCTTCCAAATCTAGAAAACCTTCTGGAGTTTTGATTTCTTCTACAGAATAAGTCCCAGCTCCTAACTCTAATGGTAAAGTCACTTCACCATTTTTACCATCTTTGACAATAACTTCATTTTTACTGTTGGTTGTAAATGTATCGATCTTTACACCAGCCACTTTTTGAGTAACATAGTTTCCCTGATTATCTTTAATTTTAAATGAAGCAGAGTTCAAAGTCACTGTTTTTCCTGTTTCCTTATCAACTTTCACTAATTTCACTTGAGAAGTGAATGGTCTGTTATTGATATTGATACGTTTGACCTGTTCAACATCTTTGTATTCACTGTAATCATCAGTTACTGAAACAGTAAAGTCTGGAGCAGTGATGTAATCTTTTGGAGTCTTTGTTTCTTTGACAAGATATTCCCCATAAGGTAAATAAGGAGTGTTTGCAATTCCATTGGCATCTGTTGTAATGATGGCATAAGGCTGTGCATTATCCCAACCAACATGATCGACTTCACTTTTCAATTATAGCGATAGGTAAGGATTTGAAATTATCTCCACCTTTTCCCCCGCTCCACACCGTGCATGCGACTTTCACCGCACACGGCGTTCCATCGATTTTTTGATTTTGATTTTTTAAACATAATTTACACACTTCGAACTTTTATATTTTTTCTAGATTATTGAGTTTTCTATACTCATTAATCCTATTAATGTATTTGCTTTTCAAATTTAGTTTATTAATTGCTTGTTTAACTGATTTTGTATCTTCACTTGATATAAGTAATTCACCTTTACTTGATATTAATCTTAAATTCTTGTATATATCATTTTCGATACCTTGCATTTGTTGTTTATGAAGGTAATGAATTTCATATGGTTGCAAATCTATACCTGTTAAATGACAATGTCCTTTTTGTGAAGAAAGCAATGATAAAGCATTGTCTACTTTTTCTATTGATACTCCTTCTAGTGGGTTATTCAGTAGCCACAGCATTGCTTCCTTGTTCATCATTAGATTATCATGTATTATTTTTCGCCCTTCAATGGTATATTTATTTACTAAAGGTGATTTCATACGTGGTATCTTCATCTTCACATAACTGATAGGCAGTATTACTTGTCCTCTTACATATCGTAATGAGCTACTTTTACCATATTTACTCTTTAGGAATTGATTTTCTATTGAACCGTCTTTTTTAATTCCAGATATTCTATTGTTTAGTCGCTTATTAATCTTAAAAGAGATTTTGCGAAAATCTTTACTTACTAATGTTGCTAAGCAATAGTATTGATGAATACCAACAACTTTTAGATTGTACTTTTCGATTGCCTTAATTTCATCATTTATACTCTTTGGAAATTCTATTGCCTTAATTTGATGTATCAACGATTTTTCAATCTTACAAAATGCTTTATCAGTAATATGAGATTGTACTTTATGCTTTTTCTTTTTGGGAATTACTTTAGTTTTGAAACCAAGGAATTCCGAATAATTTCTCTCTAAATTGACTATTTTAGATTTTTCCACACTTATATCTAGTTTTAATCTTTCTTTAAGCCATTTTTGAGTTGCGATAAATATTTTCTTAGCAGTTGCATAATTTCTACAAAATATTTTGAAGTCATCAGCGTACCTGACAATATATATTTCTTTTAATTTAGTTTTTCGCAGTTCTCTATAGGTATGACTTTTGTCCCTTGTACCATTCTTATGAACTCTTTCTTTATATTGATATCTAGTTGGAAAAGTTTCCCATTGGCTTGATATCCACCAATCAAGTTCATTTAAAACTATTAATGACAGTAATGGTGATAGTATTCCTCCTTGCGGTATTCCCATAGTTGGATATATTATTTCTTTATTTGGCATAACTATAGGTGCTTTTAGCATTTCTTTAATTATGCATATCAACTTTTTATCATTGATTCCTAGACTCCATATTTGTTTAATGAGTTTCGAATGGTTTACATTGTCGAAGAAACCTTTTATATCAAGGTCTACAACATAGTGAAGATTACTAAGCTTCATATATTTATTGCATGTCGCAATTGCATTTTCTGCCGAACTGTTTGGTCTAAATCCAAAGGAATATTTATAAAACTTTGCTTCACAAATAGGTTCTAGTATTTGCAATATGCATTGCTGGACAATTCGGTCAACAATTGTAGGAATACCTAATGGGCGTGTTTTCCCATTAGCTTTTGGTATTTCTACTCTTTTAACCGCTCTAGGTTTATAGTGTTGGAACTGTTTTTTAATTAAATTGACATATTCCTTTTCACCAAGCTTTGCAATATCTTTAATTGTTCTACCGTCTACTCCAGGTGTATAACTACCTTTATTTGACTTTATAGTTCTATATGCTAACTTAATATTTTCATCAGCAGTAATAAGTGATATTAGATTTTTGAATTTATTACCATTGCTACTTTTCTTGTACAATTTATCAGTTAATTCTTGCATATCATAATACTCTAAATATCTTAAATTGCTAACTGTTTTGTGCTTGTTCGAAGTCAACATAGGCACCACTCCTTTCGGTGGTTTTCTTTGTCATACTCGAAGCTATGTTTATTATGCTTTCAATCTCCTTTCTAAAATATCGACTTGAGGCTATCCCTCCACCACTTGTTATCATGGATTCATCGGTACTGTGCCTCTACTCTCACTAGAATACAAATAGTTATAGTGCATTAGCACCTTTCCTATTTTACATGTCATTGGTTTGTAATAACCTCTTTGTTTCTAGCTTTCCACGTTCCAGTTATTCTATCTTTGATTATCCTTAGGTGGCTCCTATAGTCCTGTACACATTACTACAGTAACTTAATGCCTATAACATTATATGGTATTTCATACATTCAAATCTTACTTTACCACGTGTACCCCAAGCTCTTGGGAATTGCCTTTCGACAACTTATTCATCTGGACCCGTACATTCGGAACTTTGTCAGTGTTTCAAACACATTCTCACCATAGATAATCGACGCCCGACATATAGATTACACCACGTACCTCTACGTGACTTTCCTCACCATTATGTGTTAGGGTAATTTTCTGCCGACTTCACCGAGCTTTTGACATCAAGTCATTACATACTTTTTGCCAATCGGAGTATTAGCGAGAGCGTTTCAAGACGTTACTCTATCATTCCACTCTTTGAATAACTAGTTCTCCTAAGTTATTTAATTGTATATATACAACGACTTAGTGCATAATCTTTTCAATTATGAACGTGTCGCACTGAAAGTGAACTCAGCACCTTGTAAGCCTTTCACAAATCCTGAGATACTGTCTTTTTCCCCTGATTTAAAGACTTGTATCTTTTGCATATTCACTCTGTTTGTTGTTTTCTTTGATGAAGTCACTTTAGATACAGTTTGTCCTTCATATTCCAAAGTTACATTGATAACTGAATTATTTAAAACTAATGAGTCATTAGAAGATGTTTCTTTGATGTAATAATCACCTAAAGGCAAATTTTCCCATGTGATTTTTCCATCTTCATCTGTTTTCTTTGATGATACTAAAGCATCTTTTTCATAGAATGTCTTTGTTCCAGCTTTGTTTGTAATTTTTTCTTTGGCATATAATTGATAGGTGTTGCCCTTTAAATAAGCATCACCTTTTAAGCCATCTGTTTTAGAAGTATCGATTGATTTTGATAGTTCGATTTGACCTGTTGGTTCTTCGTTTGAAAAATCAATCTTTGTTGTTTCATTAGCTTTGACAGTAAATGTTTTTTCATTGACATTGATCAAATAACCATTAGCTGATTGTGTTTCAACTACCTTGTATTGTCCTAATGCTAATCTTTCAAGGTTGATTTGACCATTTTCATCAGTTGTATAAGTCTTATCATAGCCATTTGGTCCTGTAATGTGATAAGTCGTATCAGCAACAGTAGCACTTTGATCTGAATTGTATTTTGTCAATTCAAGTTTTCCAAACTGATTGACTTTGACTTTCATTGAAGTTTGCATAACATCACTGATTTTGAACGTAGCAACTGCCTGACAGTCATCAGCAGTATAGTAAATACTGACACCTGTTTCAGAAGTTGGAATGTTTTTCTTCAATACGATATTGGCTTCATTGATAGATGTTGAACCTTTTACAGTTAATTGATTTCCACTAATAGAAACATCTAATCCACCATTATCAGCAACAACCATATCCTTTAAGACACTATTTGTATCAGTTAATGTTAAAGTTCTATCAGCATCAACTGTTTGTGTTTTTGAAACAAACGATGGAGCAGTGTAGTATTTATCCACATCAGCTAAAATTTCTTTCCATTTTTGTTGAACTGCCTCATATGTGTACGCTGTAGGTGTTCTTACCCATTCCAAATCAGTTCTTTCATGAAGTTCTCTCCAGATTAATCCTTGAGTAATTGCATAACAATCTCTGTCGGTTCTTCCTGCAACCTTTGTTCCATAATAGGCAATCAAAGATAATCTTTTTGCCTTTGCTTCACTAATGCCTATATCTTTGTAGCTTCCAGCAGTCACAGTTTTATTGCTGTGAAATGTAGTGAAATAATCCACACAGAATACAGGCTGATTATCAACCATCAAATATCCTTCTCGACCATGTGTAGAGCCATCTGTAGGATCAACAAGTACCCAATCATCATATGAAACTCTTTGTGTTGTTCCTGTCAATGCAAAGGCATTTGTTGTAAGTCCACTTATCAGCATAACTGCACTTGCAAGACATAAAGCACTTTTCTTCATTTTACTTTTTAATTTTTTTAGCATTTTTTCTTCTCCTTGTTTTGATTTTGCGCATAAAAAAGAGGAATAGTTTTATATTCCTCAGCAAAGACTAGGTGATCTAATTCTAATCATTTTCATTTTCCTCCAATAAAAAAAGCATCACATAATGGATGCCTATATTTTCAATCACTAGATATATAATTTTTAATCGTCTAAATATATAATTTTTAATCGTCTAAATAAACTTGTATATTTTCTTCAATCTGCTGAACATTTCGTTCTTTCTGAATCTGTTTATCTTCGTTATCCCAAGTTAAAAATACAGCTAAACCAATCACAAACAATACGACTAATAGTTTTTTCATAACACTCAGCTCCCTGTCTTTTATTTTTTTCTTTTACAGTTTCATTTTATATTGAGTATTTATGAATAACAAATGTACGATTAATTTGCCTTTCTTAGATTTTTGCTTTTTCTTTTGGCAGATTCAGAGCCTTTTGAATTTCTTCTTACAAAACATCTGTAAAACTTTTTAGGCATAATATACTGCTTTTTCATTTCTTTCTCCTTTGCTACTTCTTATATAGATAGAAATTAAATATAATACTTTAAAACATAATTCACTTTTCTTCCGTTAGGTAATATATACCCGTTAGGTTGAAAGGGGTTCTTAGGGGAAAACGCAGTCACGTTTCCGAGCAAAAAAAGACAGACTTCCCCTTATAAGCCCGTTGATATATGAAAATATGCAATTTTTAAAGTTACATCTGTAACTGATGTTTATCTTTCATGTTCCTTATTTCTTTTCTTTGCCCATGTTTTCAGTAATTTTAAAATGACTTCACTTTTTTGTCTTGGAGTAAAATCCTTAGGAAAATATTCATCTATATCCTCCATTTTAAAAGAAATCTTTTCTTTTTGATTAGCTTTTACTTCTGTCATGATTGAATAGATGACATTTTCATCTAATCTGTTTTCCTTTGATAATTCCTTCATTCTAATAGTTTGAGCATGAGATGGCGTTAAATCAAGTTCTTCTATATATTTTACGACAAGTTCTTGATTTCCTTTGGATAAATAAGACAATTCAACTGCTGGATTAAATGCTATTTTCTTTTTATCTTCTCTTAATCCATCGACCATTTCTCTTAAAGGTTCTATTAGTTCAGTTAAGCGAATATATCTTTGGACTTGATTTCTGCTTTCACCAACTTGTTCAGCTAGTAATTCATCTGCTCTTTTTAACTTCGTCCCAACTTGGGACAAAGTTAAATCAGTTCTTCTTCCCTGATGTTTCATTGCATCTAGTTTCATCTTATAGGCAAAACCTCTTTCAGTTGGCAAAATCGTTTCACGCTGAATATTGGAATCAACCATGATGATTGTTGCCTGATCATCTGTCAAATCACGTATGATTGCTGGAATTTTATCCAGTTCATTTAATTCAGCAGCTTTCATTCTTCAATGACCTGAAACCATTTCATAGCCATTTCCATCTTTAGAAGGTCTGACAAGTGTAGGCAATAATATTCCCTGTTCAGTCACACTTTCAATGAGTTTCAGCATCTGCTCATCCTGTCTTACCCTAAATGGATGATTTTTGAATTCCTTTATTTCGCTAATTGGTAATTCCATGATTTTTTCAAGTTTAGCTTCCTGACGCTGTTCTTCATTGGTAAATAGATCATCGTATGAAGGTATTCTTATGTCGTTTATGTTCTTTTTCGGCATTTAAGATAACCTCCTTTGTAAAAGCATCGTACACTTTGGTTGCTGAACCTTTTGGATCATATTCAAATATACTTTGTCCTGTTCCTGTTGATTCAGCTGCTTTTGTACATCTAGGAATCGTCATATCAAAGACTTTAATATGCCCACCAAAATTTTGTCTGACATCTCTTGTAATTTTTTTTGAAAGATTTGTTCTTTCGTTGGTCATAGTAATTAAAATACCTTCAATCTTTAAATTCTGATTAAGATTTCTTTTTACCATGTTGATTGACTTTAATAAATCAGCCATTCCTTCAATAGCATACGGCTCTGCTTGAACTGTGATAATGACTTTATCGCTTGCAGTTAAAGCATTAATGGGCAAATTATCCAATGATGGATTGGTATCAATAACAATAAAATCATAATCATCTCTAACAGTATCAATAAATCGTTTGACCACTGTTTCTCGACATATAGCACTTTCTAATGTCGGATTAATTGCAGCTAAAGAAATATTCGCAGGAATAATATCTACATTTTCATCACTATGCAAAATAAGCTGTTCTTTATCAATAGGAATATCCTGAATAACTGATAAAATAACTTCTTTCATAGATAAGGGATACTGACTGCTGTCACGATACCCGAACGACTTAGTAGATTGTCCCTGTGGATCAAGATCAACCAGTAATACTTTTTTGTCATGCAATGCAAGACAGGCACTTAAACTCACTGATGTCATTGTTTTACCAACACCACCTTTTTGATTAGCAATTGTAATGACTTCAGCCATAGTCAAACACTCCTAACTCTTTCTCTAACATTTCTTGTCCTCCTTTCTTTTCGCCAAATATTGATTTGGCTATGTAAAAAGTCATCTAAAATCATTTAGATGACCTGCCAATAAAATATGTTAAGGCGTCTTTATCTTTCCATTTGTTTTTTCTTTGGCTTGTCATAATCCTTTAAAGTGATACCTTTACCTTTTATATGTTCCAGCATTTTATCCAAATCATCCTGACATTCAGCAGCAACGATAAAATCAAATACAATCTTACCATTCTGCTTTATTGGATTGACTGTGCTGATAAATCTTTTCCCGCTTTCAAGTACAGAATATTCCATAGGTAAACCTTGATCAATTAATTTCAAATTTCCTTTATAAAACAAAACTATTGGAGGACATTCAACAGTTTTAAAATAGTCAGGATAATTATTACTAACCAGTGTTACATACTTATGTCTAACATCCTTTTTATATTCTTCAAGTTTCTGTGGATCGGTTTGTTCCTTTGTTTGAAGTGCATATAATATCTTTTTAAAATCTCCATCATACTTCATTGCAAAATATAGTAGTGTATCTTCCATTTCAATCTCTCCTTTCAAAAATGACAATAAAAAAAGACGTTAGTTTTACTGCTAACGCCTATACATTTACCATTTGCTTTTGAGCTTTTCATTTTACCTAACATAGATATTTTTTAACCTAGTTTTCCTAAAAGACATAGTTAAAATTCACCATAATAATCGGTTTTCTAAAAATATTTAGTAATTATTTTAATCAAATTTAGTTAACTACAGTAACTTGATTTAAATCTAATAAAATTAACTTACACTAAAGATAAATTAGATGTGCGAATTCAAATTTCGTACCGTTGAAATAATAAACCTTTTTAATAAAATTAAATATGTTCTTAATAGTTTTTAATAATATAGGGGGGGTACGAGTATGTGTATAAAACTAAATGAAATAGAATTTCAAAATCACTTTAAAAAATGCAGAGAAGATTCTAATTTATCTCACAAAGAAGTAGCAAAACACATAAATAAATTTGCTAAATCTGAAACAATTCAAAAATATGAGAATGGTTCAAAATTCCCATATATACAAACTCTTATTAAAATGAGTCATCTATATTCAGTATCTTTAGATTATATGCTTTGTTTAGATGATTATAAAAGTCATTACAATTATATCAACAAAGTATTTAATCTTGATAATGAAATAATTGATTTAATGATTCTATATCCTGATAAAGAAAAATTAAATGAATATATAGCAAACATGATAGGAAGTGAAAATATATGAAAAAGCAAGTTATACCTAACAATCGATTTAAAGTAGCAAGGCTTAATGCTGGTTATACTCAAAGAGAAATCAATAGATTGTATCCATTTCTTGACTATGATTACTTATCTTTGTATGAAAACAAACATGCTGTTCCAAGTAAAAAATTTCTATATTTCTTACCAAAGTTATATAAAGTATCTCTTGACTATTTATTCTGTTTGGATGAATATCGAAATCATTTAGAATTTGTGAAAAAAGAATTAAAACTCAATGATAAATCCATTTCAATTTTAACAAAGCATTTCTTTAATCAAGAAGAACTAATCGAATTAAGAATGTTTTTATCAACCAATAAGGAGGATCTCTAAATGGCAATTCAAGAAATAAAGACAAAAAACGGAATACGATTTAAAATAATAGCTTATGACGGATATATAATTGATAAAAATGGAAAATACAAGCAAAAAAGGATTTTTAAAAGTTATAATCCTCCAAAAGATATGCCTATTAGGCAAGCGAGACGTATTGCGAAACAAATGGATTTAGATTTCAATGAACAATATTCTAAAAATCAAGTTGATGGAATTAATATGAAACTAGCTGATTTATGGCATTGGTATGTTCAATATTATGCACCTAATTATATAAGAGAATCAACTTTAGTTGTTACAACAAATATAATGAACAAACATATTCTTCCTGAATTAGGACATATTAAACTTGGAAATTTTACTACAAACAGAATAACAATGTTCCTTAATGACTGCTGTATTATAAAAGATTCCAAAACAAATAAACCAGTAAAACCTATAAAATATCATAAAGATTCATACGTAAAACAAATATATTCAAAACTACACGCTTTATTTCAAGTTGCAATTCAACAAGGATGGATAAAAGACAATCCATGCGATAATGCAATAAAACCTAAAAGAAATAAGTCTAAGAAAAAAATGGCATTAGAAACAAATCAAATTAAAGATATACTAAATAAAGTTGAAAAATTTGACATGTATAATGCAGTTATAAAATTTCAAATATATACTGGTATGCGAATTGGTGAAACATTAGCATTAACATGGGATGATATAGATTTTAAAAATAAAACAATAAGTGTCAATAAAACCGTTACGTATATCAATAAAGAATATAAAATAGGACCACCAAAAACAGAGAATAGTTATCGTCAACTTGGTATGAATAATTCAATATATGATTTATTAATTAAAATAAAAGATTTTCAAACATCAAGAAAAAAAGAACTAGAAAATGTATGGATTGATCATAATCTTGTCTTTACATCTGATACAGGTACTTATATTCATAGAAACAGTATAGGTAAAAGATTAGCAAAAATAACTAAAGATACTGATTATAACTATATTACAATTCATTCTTTAAGACATGCCAATGCAACATTACTATTATTAAATGGAGTAGACCTAAAAATAGTTTCTTCTCATCTAGGACATAGTGACATACAAACAACAGCTGATATTTATGTTGATGTATTGATGTCTCAAAAACAAAAGGTAGCACAACTAATAGAATTTAATCTCCTATAATTTTAGGAAATTAACAAATTATAATCATCTTTATTTTTAATAAAGATTAAAAATAAGCACCTTTTTAAGCACCTTTATCTCAAATAAAATTAAAAAACGTTGATTTAATCAACGTTTTTTAGTTCGAGTTATTATTCTCCGATGATTGATAAATTTGGTAAAGATATTCATCCTAAAAAAATAAATGAAAATCTTTATTGTGTCCAAGTAAGACTTTCCATGCCTTTTCTTTTGAAATGTCGATAGCTATACAGTAGCTATCCAGTAGAGTATCAGTCACAGTTTTAGCCAATTTTTAATAAAAAAATCCAAAACGCCAGTAGACATACAGTAGCTATCCAGTAGATAACAAGTTAGAAATGTGTCAAAAATATGCCAAAAATAAATTTGATTGCTTTTTTGTAATTATTATCCCTATACACAATAAGGATAGAGAAATTAAAAAATGCATAAAAATGCCTCCTACCCTTTACATAATGGTACTATTATGTTATGATAATCTTGTAAAGAGAGGAGGTAAGGATATGAATTTAGATGATTTAAAAAAATTGAGCGAAATCTTTAATAACTTCGCCCAACCCATAGCAACTCTAATTGTTGGTTACATCGGTTCAAAATATGTCAGCAAAAAGAGTTCAAAGAAGAGAAAGAAGAAATAATCTTCTTCTCTCTTTCTTCATCTAAATTATATCAAATAATATGAAAAAAGAAATAAAAATAATAATTCTGTTTTTAGGTATTATCCTTACACTGTTTAAAACTTATTGGTTTTTAGGAATGATATTAATGATTTTAGGCTTTTATTTATTAGGAAAGGAATAATTATGAAAAATAAAAAATTTGATCAAGCAAAATACATGAGAGAATGGCAAAAAGAAAACATGAAGCAAGTAAAAGCATCGTACAAAACTGAATTTGTAGATGAATTCAAAGAAGCTTGTAAAAAGCTTGGAATTAAACAATCAGATGTGATCAGAAAAGCAATGCAAGACACGATTGAAAAAGCAAATAATATATAAAAAAAGAACCTACTCAAATCAATGAGTAGGCTTTTATGTACATTAAAATTATGAGCCATGGTCATAAGCAGAAAATTTATAATCTATTCCTAATATATGAAATACTAATTGACAACTATCACTTTTGCATCCAATTAGACGGTACTTATCTCCACCAAATCTAACTATCCATAACTTCGTATCTTTAGCCAATTTTAAATCATTCTTTGGATCATGTGCTTTAAAGTAAATATCCGAATAAGGTATGGTCTCTATACCACCTTGCCTCTTAGCTTTTTTTCTTGTGTTCTCCCAGCCTTCATTGCTCAATTTGCTTAAACAAGTATGAAAATCATCTATAATACTTATATTTTGTCGCACATTTTTATTTTTTTTCAAACCTTCTAAGCTAAATTCTTTTTGGGTAGTAATATATTTAAAAGAAAATAATATTGTATCATTGTATTTTTGCTTAAAAGCACATTTAATTCTAACATCTTGTTTAGATACCTTATTATCATCTTTTTTTCCTTTTAGCTTTTTAACCATTAGTCAGTAATATATGTTTTTTCAAAATAATCTTTTATTAAAGGTAAAGGAATCACATCGTTTCTTTGCGTTTTTAACCAAGGATCTTCTTGATGGGTCATATTTCTTAATCCCCAAGCAGAATATTTGCCAAAAATATCATATACCTCTTCTAAAATAGCTGCTGTATTATCATCAATAGAATCATCATAATCCCCCTGATATTCTATTCCGTTTGAACCATTATTTTTATATTCATGATAAATTTCTTCTACAACAGGCCCATGAGCCCAATTTACAATTTGTTCATTGAATAATGGTTCATTCTTTAATGCTAAATAGCATCCTTGAGCATAATACAATAATTTTTGCAATTTTAAATTAGATATTAAATCAGCATCTTCTTCTTCTAGAATTTTGTCATTGTACCACAAAAACCATTTTGCTACTGTTAAAGCAGAATATTTTCCTTTCATAATCATCTTCCTCCATACAAACAAGTCACAATAATGTAAAGTTATTCACATTTTCAATGTTATTATAGCAATGCTATTCACAATTTGGCAACATTTTTCTCATTTAGAAACCTTTTAAACTCCTTCATAACACTTTATATCATTTTATAATACTCTATTTTATTTATATGTCATATTTTATTAAAAAATACATCAAAATAAAAAAAGGCCTGCCAATATAAGCAGGTCAAATGTAAAATATTCAATTGTTTTTTGACGTCGAATTATTTAACTAAAGTATGGATTAGTTATAATACAATTAAATTTTTACAACTTTAATTATACTACTTAATTATTTACTGTACACTCCCCATTGTTCATTCATTTGTTCAATCTGATATTGATATTTCAAATTTTCTTGTTTTAATTTCTCAATTTGATTGTCTTTTTCTATGATTTGAGAATGATATTGAGTGTTTTTATATTGTAAACAAATATTCAATAAAAGTAATATAATGATAATAATCTTTAATCTTTTCATTCTAAACACCCATTAACTTCAAAATAGTGTTTCTTCCTGCGATTCCATCAACTTTCAATCCTCTATCTGATTGGAATTGTTTTACTGCTGCTTCTAAGCCACTTCCAAACTTACCTGGACATTCAACACCATCAGGATCATATCCTCTACACATTAATGCAATTTCTACTGCTGTGACAAGGTATTGAGTTTCTTTACGTTTGACATAGTGTTGACCTAAAGCCGATTTACTGTTTTTACCAAAAGCACCATCAACTTTTAAGTTTTTGCCATAGTCCAAATTAATAGCATGTTGGAAGCATCTAGCAATATTTGCTCGAGTCTTAGGACCAAAGACACCATCTGTAGCAATACTATGTCCAGTGAAGTTAATTGAGTGTTGTTGACCTCTTGAGATGATACTATCCAAGTTATCATTTTTAGCAGAAGCTGGAACTACAGTGCCTGTGCCTAGTGCTCCAGTTGTAGAGTTAATAATGTTATTCTTAAATACTTGCCATACGTTATCATTTAGTAAACCATTACAATTTGGGCATAATTTACCATTTACGTCGTAGTGACGTACGACATGATCAATATCAATATTATATTTTTTCATTAACGCTCTAGCTAACGCATAAGTATTAGCAAGAGTTTCATCACAAATGTGAACAGTACCATCTTTATGGTTATCGCACATCTCAATAGAAATTGAGTTAGCGTTTTTAATCGTACCATAATATGGGTGGTGATTTGATTGACATTTACCTCCAACCGCATAAGCAGCATAATTATCTGGAACACTTTGAGTTACTGAATCATCATCTACAAAATAATGAGCAGATGCTTTAACAACTTCCCTAGCAAAATATTTTCCGTTAGATTCGTCAGAGTCTCCGTCATTGCTTGTATAATGAATAACTAACCATTTTATAGAATCATTATTACGTTCTCCGCCATAATTTTCTTTACGAGCTAAATTTTGTTTCATAACATATCCCATATGTTAATACCTCCTTTTTTTAAATAAAAAGAGAGTATCTAACTACCCTCTTTGCTTTGTAAATGCAGAAGCTCTATCTCATTTTTCATTTTTGTAACCATACCATTACCACCGAGCGCATGATATGCATCATACATTTCATTGAAATTATCATATGCATATGTAGGGATTGAACCTCTCTTCATATACTTTTCATGGTATTCAATCAATTTCACTCTCAATAAGAGCATTGTACCTTTTGAGTTAGCTTCTCGCATTTCTCTTTCTTTTTTGATTCTTTCATCTCTTTCAATCGCATCTTGTTTTGCTTTTTTCTTTTGTTCCTGTAAAAGCCATACAATGTACGAAAGAATAACCGGAAGAACAATCGTATAAGTTTTTATTAAAAAATCATACATAATTACTCACTTTCAATTTCTTCCAACTCTGGAAGTCCTGCAACGCTTGTTAGAATTGAAACAACACCAGATAGACAACTTGCACTAATGATCATTGCCCAATTGACTTCATTCATGACTGTAGATGTTCCAATTAGTGCTACAGCAGTTTGAGCTACTGTTTTGATTGCTCTAATACCTGCAGCTTTTACCCATTGATTAAAATCATATTTTTTTACTTTCAATTCAATCACCCTTTCTAGATAGTTTTAATTTTTTGTGTAACGAATAGTTGCTTTAAATTTATAATTTGCCCAACTATAATTGTTAGCAAAACGAATGTTATCTACATTCAAAATGAAATACGTACAGTAGAATGTTCCATTATTTCCTCCGGAGTAATAAGTAACAGGAAATCTATAGAAATCTTCTCCATTGGAACATGTGACTTCATAATCAATAAACTCGTTTAAATTATTGATTGAATGATTGATTGTGCTTACTCCAACATTCAGTCCAGTCCACGTAATGATTTTTTCATAAATTTTCTTGCCATCAATCCAGTACTTTCCAGTCCAATGTTCGTCAGCGGACATTTGTAAATTAAGCAATTCATTTCCATCTTTATCAATAAGTTTTGGCATAGTTATTGTCACCACCAATCTTTATTTATATTTTTAATAACCAAAAAAGAGCAGAAATCAATCTACTCTTTGTAATATACTGCATTGTTTGCTTTCTTTTCTAATTCATCAATTCTTTTTTCTAATGATAAAATTTGTGATTTAGTAGCAAAAGTTCCTTTGAACTTTGTCAAAAGGACTTTTAAAACATCGTTACTTAGAAACGATTTTGATGAATCTGTTCCTGAAGATCTTTCACTCATGCTTGAAAACATCCTTCTGAAATATTCTATCATTCATTACGACCTCCTTAGCGATAAATTACGCTCCGAAGACTTCAGACCACATGCTATTTAATTCATCAGAAGTCATTGCTACTAATTTAGCATCAATTAAACTATTGACTTGAGTTGAATTTTGATATCCTGAATCATTTGTTAATGCTGATACTTTTGTTGGAATATCAGTTTTCTTAGCATATGAGCTTAAATCCAACTCTCTAGAACCTAATTTTTCAAATTTCGAATTGATATAGATGTATTCATCATAGATATTAGTTCCAGTTTCACTGTTAGCAACTAAATAGATAATACCTTTTTTACCAGTTGAAGGTAATGATTCGACAACTGAGTAATCGATTTGAGTTACTCCTGATACTGCAGATGCGATTTCTTCTGTTACATCAGCTGATTTAGCATAAGCTGTTAGATCAACATTTACCGCTTTAGATGAATCAATGGTTAAAGCTGTACCATTTACTTTTACACTTTCAATTTTGTTTACTTGAGCACCAGCAGAAACACCATTTAATTTTGTTTTTTCAGCAGTTGTATAGTCATTTGTAGATAGACCTTTACCAGTTTCTTTTGCTACGAATTTTCCTTCTCCCCAAGATTTAATTTTTCCTAATGCCAATTTTAAAATCGAATCATTTACAAAACTCATATTTTTTCCTCTTTCTTTCTAATTTTGAAATTTTTTATCCGAAAATTTCGGTCCACATGCTATTTAAATCTTCATCATTCATAATGTCAGGATCACCAACAGCTGCAGATAATTCTTCTATTTTCTTTTCAACTGATTTAAAAGATCCGTCCGAATTTTCTTCATCTTTGTATTGAACAGCACTTGCTTCAACAAGTGCAAAATTCCCATTGTTTTTTTGTGTAATACCACTGATAAGAGTGGTACTACCTGCATATTTTGCCATATTTACGTACCTCTCTTTTCTTATTTAGCGGTAACAGTTGTATTACCTAAATTTGCATTATCTGATTTATAAACACAATAGCTTTCTGTGTATCCACTAGCATTTGTGAAATCAAATGTGGCCACTTTTGTAAAACCACCATCAAATCCACCTACATTAAATCCACATTCACCATATCTTGCAGGAATAGCATAGAAAATAAATTCTCCTGCTCCAGCATTCAATGTGAAAATTTTATTTCTAGACGATTGCAATGCTTTTGTTAATTTTAAAACAAACGAACTATCATATGCATTTGGTACAGCTCCAACACCATAATAGACACCATTTAAAAAAGTGATGGATGTTGTTTTTGATGATGAAGCTCCTTTTTCATCAGTTGCTTTTAACGTCCATGTCTTATTGGATTTAAGACCTAATCCAGTTAAAGCTCTAGAAGTGTCAGTAGCTGTAACAGCACTTCCATCTAAAGTTAAAGCAGTTGCTTTTTTATTTAAAGACCATTTCAAATTTACAGTGTCAACAGTTGATCCCATTTCAACAGTATTTTTATCATTTGTAAATGATGTGATTGAAATAGCTTTGTAGTTAAACTCTTCTTTTGTTACAAAAGTACCGCCGATTTTTTCTAATAAGTGACGCACTCCCACAGCATCTAAATAACTTGTTTCTTCTACCATTTTTATCTCCTTTCTAATTTATTTTTTCATTCCAAATTTCATCTAATTCTTCATTAGTTAGAACGTTATTTTGGGAACCATTATTCACGCTTTTCCATGCAAAATCATAGTCATTATCACTTGCTTTTGATAATACTTGACCATATTGACCACCTGCTGGAAGAGAAGATAACTCTTTGTTTTCTAAATCTTCTTTAAGATCGATTAATTGTTCATATAATAATTTTACATTTGGATCCATTGGTAACTCTTCCTTATCATTTTGATCATAGTCAACATCTTCAATTTTTAATCTAAATGGTTCAAAAGTCTTAGTTGATTCATCCTTCCTATTTCTTCCAATCAAAGTACATGTCAATATTCCTGCATTTTGTGTAAGATTTGCTCCAATGATAAATAGATTTTGTAGTAAGGGTATTTCTTGTACTTTATCATCAGTTTCAACTTTCAAATAGAAATTCCAGCCAATTTCAAACAAATTCTTGTTAGTAAATTTAACTGCTGTAATTTTGTTGTCATATTTTCTTCCAGCATAGAAGATGTTTCTCTTGCAAGAATGCGATTGATTTTCGTTTAGATAAATTTCAATAATTTTCATCTGTTAATCCTCATAGAAAACAGCATCATTGAACGAATAGACGGTTCTTGCTATTCTGTCAATTATTGAAATATTGATTCCATTCAAATGAACTCTGAACAATTCAATTTGACGTAAAGCACCACCGTTTTCAAGATCATCTTTTGTTAATGACGGAACTGTTTCTTGTTCTCCAGGTGTACCTTGGATGACAACAATATCGTGTGATTCTCCGCTTTCATCAATTTTAAATTGAGCAACGATACAATCGCAACGTTTCATGTTTTGAGTACCATTTTCAATTGGTACATCACAATACATTCCTGGTTTTATTCTAAGAAAATGCCCTTGATTAATAAGCAAGCCGTCAGCAATTCTAATTTTATTGTTGCTGACAATAGTTGCTTCCATTTGATTGCCTTTTTTAAAAATCCCATCAACGGAATATAGTGCATCAAACAAATATGCATCGATACTTGCAGATACTTCTTTTCCTGTCAATGTAATTGCCTCAACTGCATCATTTGAATTTGCCATCTAATCACCTACCTTGTAGTCAATGTCACAATCTGTATAATCCTTTTCAAAAGTACATTTGACTATCTTTTGAACAATCGGTTTTCTCATTGAAATTCCTGTAATATATTCTTTTGCTCCTACAATGTCTCCTATTTCAGGAGATAAATTATCAAATGTGATTTCTAAAGTATTATCAGTCTGTGCTTCTTTTAATTTTGTTTTGGTTCCATCTATTAATTCTTGAATGCTTTCAACATTTGAATAGTCATATGTCATTGTATTCAGTTCACTTGGAATCATAGAGTCATCATCAATTTCACTCAGTTCTAAGTATTGATCATTGATTTTAAAGACATGAACAACCTGCCTTTCTTGCAAATCGCCTTTGCCTAATCCAATGCAATGATTACATTGATTTATATCTTTTTTAGCGATAATCTGCAGATTGTAATCATTGTCGAATTGGAGTTTTTCGGAATAATTGATAATAGGCTCAACTGAAAGTTCAATATGTCCATCTTTATTCCAAATAAGTTTAAGTTTGGCATTTGCATCATTTAGCATTGTTTCAAATGCCTGCAACGTGTTGTAATAACGTGCCTGATAATTAATGGTTATTCCACTATCTTCTTGTGAAACAACAAAAAAATCAGCCAGTTTCTTTTTTAAACTTACTGATTTAGATTTATTTTCAATATAATTGAAAAAATCAGTTGATGAATTGATATATTCTCGAATGCATTCATTTGCTTCACCTATGAATTCATAGTATTCATCAGTTCTTTTTTTAGGCTGAATAATATCATTTGCTAGCAATTTTCTTGGGCATATGCCACCTATTTTCACTTCTTCAGCTTCAGTATCTATTTCGATACTTTTTACTATCCCACCAAATTCGGTACCGACACAATAAAACCTGCTGTCATATGTCAATTTGCGGTCCCAGCTGTCCGTTGAAACGGTTATTTCAAAGTCGTTCTTGGCTTTGTCATATGTTCCAATTTCCAAGTCTAGGCTACAGTTTAACAATGGTCCTTGTTCGATTCCGTTAGGATCCGTGTAGATGAACTCCATCATCATTCATCACTCTCCCATTTTGGCTCGCTTCTTGCATCATAGACAACGATATCGAATGAAAAAGAATTGTTCCAAACGACAATATTTGTACCAGGTGGGATGGGAATATACAATCTGTTGTCTTTGTTCCTGTCATTAAAAACATTGATTTCATCACCGTGTGCTGTGATTTTTACAGCTTTCTTTTTCATTGTATCGATTTCAAGTCTTTCATTTGCTTCAAGTGTCGTATTGATTTGATAAAGGTTACCTCCTATTTTAATGGCCGGGTCTTGTGCCGGACCATATATTCTTAATAAAATATCATTTTCAACGACTCCAGTATTTCTAACTGTCATTTGTCCTTCACTTGCACCATAAATATAAGGATATTTATAGGAATACTTCTTTGTTCCAGCTTTTTTTCCTTCACCACTGCTGTAAAAATGGTAGGTATCTTCCTTGGTCCATTTAGTTGAATCAGTTACCAGAGTTAAATCTACCTTTGCGTATGGAAGAATATATGACTTCATGTCTTTTTGGTTTTTAAAGATATTGCACTCTAAATAGTAGTCATTATAGAAGAGTTTTCCTTTGACATTGCTTACGTTATCTACATCAAATATCTCAACGAGTCTATTTAAAGCACTGTAGAAGTCTTTTTGATTTTGGCTAAAGATATCTACACTAACCTTTTTCGTTTCGACATCACGATAAAAGCGTGTGACCCTTCTATTTTCAGTTTCATATGACCACTCAAAGTTAAAAAAGTCAGTTTCTTCAATATGATAAGGAGCACTTAACAAATCTATTTGCTCATTGTTTGAATTGACATAATATACTTTCATAAGTGCTCCTTTCTAAATAATTCTGGCAAATTCACGCTTGTCTACTTTGAAAGACATTCCACTGTTTTTAATTGCTTTAGCAGTTGAATTTCCCATCTTATCATAATCAATTTTTAATTCATTTGTGACATTACTTTCAAATGCTGTTTGTCTTGCGATATCAAGATTTGTTTTCAGTTCGATATCATCCAAATTGAAGTTCATGATACCATTCAAGTCACTTGTCATTTTTTCAAGTTCTTTGTTCATAGATTTTTGAGCTTTTGGCATGGCCACTTCAAAACCTACCGCAATACCTGGTGGTAAGAATTTACCAATGGCATCTCTCATGACTTTTGAAGGTGAATGAATGCCAAAGAATCCTTTGATACCATCTACAAAACCATTTGCAAAATCGCCAATTTTGCTAAGCAACCAGTCTTTTGCATTCTTGATACCGTTCCAGATACCTTCCACGATATTTTTTCCAATATCTGCCATTTTACCAGGCAATCCAACAAGAGTATCAACAATACCATTCCATAGTGATTTGGCTGCTTCAATTCCTTTTGAACCCATCTTGACAACGAATTCAGCAACCTTTCCAATAGCATTTGACAATACGTTCCAAATTTGCCCAGGTAATCCTGTAACAAAACTGATGATGCTTGATACAAAGTTTGACCCTGCTTCATATCCTTTGGAAATCAAATTCAAAGCAAACTCAGCTACTTTTCCTATGATATCAGTTATATATGTCCAAAATTGACCAGGTAGTTGAGAAATCCAAGAAATAAAACCTGTTACAAAATTTGGAACATCAACCGTTACAAATTCAACAAATTTCATTCCAAGATCTACAATCAATGCAATGATATATCCTATAGCATATCCTATGTTGTAAGGAAGTTCACTAAAGAAACTGACCACTGAATCAACAAATCCGCTTACAGTTTCTATGAAACCATTAAATGCTTCAGGAATCGTTTCGGTAAAGAAAGATGCAATCGTCTCGCCAATGCCAACAAAGAATTCAACAATTGAATCGCCGACACCTTGGAATGTTTCAACAAGGCCATTGAATGCTTCGGGCAATGTCTTGGTAAAGAATGGTACGAGTATATCAGCTACACTTTGAAATGATGCTTTGATATTTTCCCATTGCTTTGACCAGAATTTTCTGAACCCATCACTTGTATTCCATAGGTAAAGAAAACCAGCAACCAATGCAGTGATACCTGCTACAACCAGTCCAATAGGACTTGCACTCATTACTATATTTAATAACTTTTGTGCTGTGGCCAGTCCTGTCGTTGCAACTTGTGATGCTAAAGTAATAGCTTTATATGTAGCAATTGCTGTAGCAACAGTTACGATTATTCCTGAAATAGGGGAAAAATTATCTAATACAACACCTGCTATATCGTAGAATAAATCACCTAAAGGTTGTAATTGGTCTTTGACTTTTCTAACTTTTGATTCCAATTCCTGCATTGGAGTCGTTGTTTCATCAGCAAACTGTTGTCCTTTGCCTGAAACATCATCAAAAGTAGTTCCAACACTGTTTAACGCTTTTGCAAATGTAAGGTTAGCATCTTCTCCCATCGTTCCGAAAGCAGTAGCTGACATAGTCAACGCTTTTTGCTGATCATCACATTTAGTAATGTCACTTACGATACTGTCGATAACATCCTTTTGAGTAGCCTTTCCATCCTGCCATGCTTTGAATGTCTTTTGTGTTTCACTTGAAAATGAACCTAGAGCACCCTCAATAGTTCCATCAGCTAAACGAGTAGTTACTTCATTGATAGCATCATTTACCTTATCGAGATTATACGCTCCACTATTGGAGCCATTTTTCAGTAATTGAAAATATTCACTTGCTGAATATCCTGCTTGTGAGAACTTTCCTGAATACTCTGAAATGTTATCTCCTAGTTCATCAGTCCAGTCCAACCCTTCTTGAGTTCCTGCGACAATATAGTCCATTGCTTCTTGTGCAGTTAACCCAAAGTTTTTCATCAATCCTTTGACACCACGCAATGTTTCATTCATATCTACATCAAATGTATCTTCAAGAATGATTGCTTGTTGTGTAATAGCGTTTAGAGTTCCGTCATCCATTTCACCAAGATTTCGCTTGATTCTTACAACGGCTTCGGCCACTCGGTCCATACTTTCACCAAGTCCAGCCTCATAAACATCCTTGATGACCTGTGCAGTCTGTCTCGCTTGGTCATCTGTTTCTCCTAGAGCGCCTTTGACACGTGCAACTGAATCTTCAAAATCAGCATAGACTTCTTTTCCAATTTCAGTTCCTTGTTTAATTGCTTCTCCTATGGCTAGATATCCTGCAATCTTAGCACCGAATGATTTGACTTTGTCTTCCATTTCTTGAAGTGCTTCTTCAAAGCCATCGGTGTCAGGAGGGTCTATTTTAGGGGGTTTGATATTTTCATTCGAAAAATCATCCGCTTTTTTCTTAACGTTATCTAATTTAGATGATGCTTTATCTTCGACATCAACTTTACCATCAACATCTATAGCTTTTTCAACCGCAGATGCTTCTGATTTTACTGTCTGGGCACTCTTTTCAAAATTGGAAGTGTCCATTTTTGCACTACCTTCAACTTTTGCGTTGTCAGTAGCTTCTTTTGAAAAACTTTCAACCTCGTTTGATGCTTCATCAAGCTTCTTTTCTAGTTTCTTAGTATCAGCATCAACGTTAGGTTTAGCTTCTTTTTGTGATACATCTTTAGCAAATTTATCTACTTTTTTATCAGCTGTATTGAGTTTCTTATCAACGTTTTTATCATTGATTTCTAAATCAATAACAACTTTACCATCTGCCATCATACCACCTGCCTTTAATTTATTCTTTTGGAATTCCTAACGATTCAAATAATTCTGCTTCGATTTCTTCCTGAGTTCTTTGGAATGGGTCTCTCTGTTCTTGAATGGCATAATAATCCTGAAGTTCTTTCATTCTCGCACGTTCCTTCTTGTCCTTGATTTTTGATAGATCTGCAGTTCTATATCCAACGACCTGAACGAACTTGGTGTCGTCATTCAATCCATTAAGTAATGCTTTGAATTCCCACCAATGCATATTGGTTCTCAATAGATTTATGCCATACTGCTGCATAAACGCAGCAAAGATGAGGTCCATATCATAATCAAAAAGAAACCCAACTTTTTTATTAGGTTTCTTCTCAGGCTTATCTGGTTTATTACATTTGTAGAAATCAAGAATTCCTTTTAGCAATTCCAATGAATCAATACTTTTCATATATAATTCATAGTTCGGAATTACCAAATCAAACAGCATAGGGATTTTATAATTTTCATCAATATACTTGTCAGAAACGATACAAGAGAATTGAATCCACGTTCTAAAATCAGTTTTTATTTCTATTTCTTGATTTTCTATTCTTATTGTTTTTTGAAGATCTCTTTTGTCTAGAATTAACATAATCTTTCAACCCGTACTTGTTTTTTGTATAATCCATTTGCTTTTGGATATTTCCGAATTCCTTTGTAAGTGAATTTAAACTGTCAAGCTCATTTTTGATTCTGTCTTGCTTTTCTTTTTGACGTTCAGTCGTAGCATGTTCATCAAATTTAGCTTGAATCTCTTCAGCAAGAGCCAAAATTACATAGTAAGGTTTTAAATCATCCTTATCAAAAAGATAATCATATGAGCCTTTTCCTAGCAATTCATCTATAACGACTTGACAGTCTTCGATAAAGGTATCGTCAATCGTACGATTACCTCTGTATTTTTTGATGAACTTGTCAATCAGCAAATGATTATCGATATTGTCAGCATCGATACTGAAAATACGATCTTTAATTTTTACATCGAATAAATTCTCTTGAATCTTGATTTCTAGCATAGTAACAATCCCTTTCTTATTTGATTTCTATTTGCTTACTGGTGTTGATGACGCACCTGATTGAGGTGAAGCTGCTGTGAACTTACCAGTTGTGTAGTCATATTCACCTGCAGTGAATTCACCAGTGGCCACATTGTATTGGCCATGTTCTGAAGCACCTTTTTGAGCAAAAGTTCCTTCCAATGCGATTTTTCCTCCACCTTCGCCAGAACCAGGATTAGATGGTTGAATTTCATATTGTCTATGATGTGCTGCAAAGCTTCCACTTGAACCTTCGACAGGTGCCCATGTTTCAATTTCATATTCATCAAACATGGAACCGATGATTTCTTTTTTACCAACCTCGTAAATATGACGAACAAATTCATTATTAGGAATCAATTCTCCTGAATAAGAAACCGATGGTGTGTATGCCATCATGTTTGAGTGAGAAGTTTTTTCATTGATATATTGTCCATCATCAGTCGAAGGATCTACAGCTTGAGTCCAGTCAGTTAAACCTGTACCTGCTAGAACTGGTTTAGTAATTCCATCAAATTTAACATAATGTAGATTTTCATGTCTGTTTACTACAGTACTTCTTAATGTTTGTACCATTATTCAAACGCTCCTTTCTTGTAGTAAGTTAATTGATACAGTGCTGAAAAATTAGCAATGCCATTGTTATAGGTTTCAACACCAGGATTGGCAATCATTTCTAATTTCTGTGGAACTATATCTTCAGGGAAAACAATGTTTTCAAATTTATTCATTGTTTCCATTTCAAATTGGTTTGCTAATGCATCCAGAACATCAGTAATTTTTTTGACACTCTTTTCAGTTTTAGCACCTGATTGAAAATTAATATAAAAAGGCAATACCGCAGTATAGCCTCCTATGATGTTTTCATTTATTTTTTCAGCACGATTAGATATTCTTTGAACCATGATTTGGTCATCTTTGTTTGAAGTAAAGAAATCTAATTTCCACATGTTTTTTTGTACATTTTGAATATCCAGCTTCTTGCAAAAGTCATAGATACAATCCAATACCCTGTTGTATTCCTCATATGTCAGTTTTTTATTTGATTTATTTTCCATTTCTAAACACGTCCTCTACACTTTTAATCCATTTCTTGATGTTTGCTTTCTTTGATTTTTCAAACCATTTGGCTGTTGCTTTTGGATGCCTAGATTTATCAAAGTTCATGCTAGTACCATAATATACATGCTTAGCATATTCAGTATCATATATGACTTGTTTTGACTCCTTGTTCATGTCAGGAGTTTGTCTTAAATGTGTATGATCCATATTCGAAAATGGAACATATGGGTCCGTGTCTCTTATCACTTTATCTTTTAAAGTCATATATGCTTTTTCTTTTGTATTTTCGATACTCTTTTTTATGCTTTCAAAATCAACATCATTAGAAATCTTCAAGATGCATACACCTCTATGAATTGAATTTCATTTGTTCCTGGAGGACGATAACAGGCATATTTGTTTATCGAATAGACATTCGTTGTCTTTTTCAATTCATCATAGTCCGTTTCTTTTACCACATCCAGCACAAAATAATCTTCATTTCCAATCGTAAAAGTATTCTTTTTTGACTTGTAACTGTGTTGATCAACAAATGTCAAATCACCGCAGTCACTCAAATCAATCGTTAAAAGAACACTGTCCGCATCAGAAATACCCTTGTTTGATTGTGTAATGCCATAGTTTTCATCAAATCCAACATTTTCAAGAACGTATGGAATAAAAGTATCTTCATCAACTTTATGAATCAAAGTAACAGTAAAAGGCCTTAAAATACGAGGAGAGCTAATCATATTGTTTGGCCACCCTGCACATAAGACCTTTTCTTCTCAATTCACTTTTGATCATATAAGCTGAAACGGATGAAAAAGGAACACCGTTGAATTTGTTGCCCCTGTCTCCATAACTATAATTGAATCCGTCTTTTGATACGCTTTGCAAGTCTAAATCACTTGTACCATTTAAGGCGTTCAAACCACCATTTGCTTGAAGATAATCAATCTGATAGCATACTGCTTTTTTCAATTCCAAACAGTAATAATCGATATCTTTCTCTAATGCCCACGGCGCAATGAACTGTTCGGCATATCCTTTGACTAAATCAATTGCCGGTTCAACAAGAGGTTCAAATTCAGGCTGACATATTTTTCCTTTGAATGTATCTACATAATATTCATAAGAAACTTTCATACTATTCTTCTGCTGTATCTTTCTTAGTCTTAGATGCTTTTGCTGGAGTTTTAGCACCTGCTTCTAATTCTTCGACTTTTGTTGTCAATTCAGCATTTTGTGCTTCTAATTCCACGATTCTTGCATCTTTTTCTTTTACTTGTGCTTTTAAAGATGAATATTCTCTTTTAAAATCCGCTAAAGAAACTGGGTCACCCTTTTTAACGACTTCTCCAGTTTCTTCTTCAATTAGATCATAACCACGAGCAATAAAGTCATCGACTTTGTGTGGCTCAATTGTAAGGATTCTATTTCCTTTTCTTACTTGTGACATAAATTGCCTCCTTTACGCTTCAACAGCAAATTGAATAGCTTTTGCTTTTTTTGGTAAAACAAATACATCTTCATGAGATTCTTCATAGTAAACCCATTTCCCTTCGGACATCGCAGAAGGTTCATCTAATTTAGCAAATTCATAGTTAACAGGTGTAATGACTGCTAGTGGATGAATTAAGCACATTCTAATTTGTTTTGCTGATGCACCAGCTTTAAATCCTTGTGTAAAGTCATAAACAGTTTTCATATATTTTGATGGAACAGGAACGATTTTAACCAAATCTAAGTTAGCAATAGTTCTGTTTAATTTATTTTCTGCATCACCAATAATAACTGTTCTAGCAATTTCTTTTGCTCTTTTTAATTTTGCATTTTCAGTTGGTGTAATATATAAGATTCTACCTGTTGGAGGCGTACCGTCTTCATCCATTTCAAGCATCATTTCATCGAATACTTCTAAGATGTTATCCACTGTAATATCATCAGTAATTGGTGTTTGGCTTAATTGTTGATATTCAGCGTAGATTTTTGAAATACAATATACATCCATTTCAGGAAATTTTTGTTCTTGGTTGAATACTTCAGTGATGTTACCAATTGAAGCAACCATATTTGTTTGGTCGATATCTTGTGGATGTACCAATGTAGACCATTTTCTTTCATTTTGTAAAGTTAATGGAGTCCATTTATTGTTGTAGTTTCTAGATGCAGTAGCAATTGTATCTCTGTTAGAATCTACACGTCCTGTAGTTTCTAATGTTGGGATTTCAATTGTTCTTGCATTGACCCATCTAAAGCGTTGGTTGTTTGGAGTATTGAATAAATCTCCAAAGTAAAGTGCATAAGGCCAAGCTTGTTCTAATGCTTGTTGATATGCGTGTGCATAGTTTACTGCTGCCATATTTAATTTCCTCCTGATCTGTTATTCTTTTGGCATTGCTCTAACACCTGCAAAATGGAAACCGAATGCATTTGCATTGTTTTCTCCACCTGGTGCTCCTTTAGAAGCAGTACCTTTTGTAAATGTTGGTAATGAAGGTTCATCTTTAGATTTTTCAACAACGAATGCTCCTGCATCTGATTCTTTTAAACCTTTAATATATTCATCCGCTCCAATGAATTTGCCGTCTTTCAATTCAAAGTTTTGTTCCTTGAATTGAGAAATGATTCCACGTTTGGCACTTTCAGAAGTAAAGTTAATTCCTGCAAAGTATGAGTTAGTAGCAAAGTCTCTTTCTTGTTGAGTCAATTTGTTGTTCAACTCTGCAGTTTCATCTTTATATTTCTTTTCCCATTCAGCAGCGGAATTTTTGATACCTTCAATATCCATGTCCTTGTATGATTTGATTTGCTTATTCGCATCATTCAAGGAGTTTTGAGCTGATTCATATTTTGTGTTCAATGTTTCTAGCTCTTTTGTTTTTGATTCGACTTCCTTGCGGTATTTTTCAATGTCATTACCGTTTTCAGTCATGATTTGATTAACTTGTTCATCTGTTAATCCTAAATTCTTTAAAAATTCTCTTTTCATAAGATCCTTTCATTCACTACGCTTTAGTACGCTGGTTGCATCAGCCTGTGCGGTTGCAGTTTTACGAGTTGCCCACCTCAAAATTTTTGTTTTATTCATGTCTTGCTATGTTGTTTTCAGTTTTTTGGTACAAAAAAAGGAAATATCAGTCTCTATTGCTGTATTTCCTTTTATTTCTCTCTAGTGCTTTTGTTTTTGGTTTAGGTGGTGGTTCATAACATTCATAAACTTCATGTGTCATATAATCACACATCATACATTTATATGTAACTTTCTTAATCACACAATGCTTTTTATGGTTATAATGCCTTTTTATATCATAAACAAAACAACAATGGTGATGTGGTCTTAATCCTTCAGCCATTGAAAAACACCTCCTTTCTTCTAAAATTACGTATAGAAAAAGCGAGTTCAAAAGACTCGCTTCATATTCATATTTAATTTTTAATCTAATACCATTGATAATTGACTGTTATATTCTTTGATTTTCAAGCTTGTATTGACCTCAGGAGACCATGATTCCAAATAATTTTTAGCATTTTCATAATCAGTCTTTAGGGTATCTCGATATGAGCCTAATTTGAAATACTTTTTATAGTCTCTCCAGATGTTGCTGAAAAGCTTTCTGCTCATTAATTGATATGCTCTTGAATCAATTCCACCAAGTGCACTTATTACAGTTTTCTTGGCCAATTTTTCAAGAGTATATTGTTGCGAACTGTTGATTGTTGTTGTTTCTTCAAGTGCAGTTACTTTTTCTTCTAACACGTCTACCCTTTGTGCAGTTTGTTCTTGAACTTTGACACTTAGAAATAAAATTTCTCTATCTGTTTTTGGCAATTCAATTTGTTTTTCCATTTCCGCAAAGCGATTGACATATTGAGCAGTGAAGATAACACCCTTTTCACCAGTTAATTTATTTGCTACCATTTCACAACCTTTTTTTGTTAATAAATAACAAGGTTGTTCTTTATTTTGATTATTAACATATGTGCTTGGTACAAAGAATTGAGGACTGCTTAATTTTGAGCCGTCCAATATTTCAACGTATTTTCTAATTTTTGATAATAAGTTTTTATGCTCCATATCTACCATTTCAGCAACTTCTCTACTGTCGATTGTTTCAATTGCTGACGTGTTAATCAATTCATTATCCATTAGTTCTTCCATATTGACAATCTCCTTTTTTAATTGTTTCTTGAATGTTTCTTGTTAAAGCATTGCACTTTGAAACATTTGATCTAATAGTTTCTTCTACCATGTCAATTTGGTCTTCAATTAACATCATGACATTTGAAACATCATATTTAATATCATTCCCATTTTCACATGCATCACATGTAACAATGACCATTGAATTAATTCTTTCTAAGTCAGTTAATTTGTTTTCAATTTCCGATAACATGTCAAATAACTTATCTAATTCATTTAACATAACTTTTACCTCTTTCTTTTGAAATTTGAGTTTAGAGGTATTTAGTGCTATAATCTAAATGCCTCTTCGTTGTGGCAATAGGAGCGTTGTAACCCTGAGAAAGTTAACGTTCCTATTTTTTTATTCAATTCCTAAAAATTGATTAATCGCTTTTCTAACGACACCGGCTCTTGTTTCATTGTTTGCTTTACAATATTCATCTAATGATTTTATAGTCTTATCATCAACTCGAACCTTTATATCATTGCTTTTTGGATTATCAATCTTAGGTCGTCCAGTTCTTGGACTCATAGTTTCAACTCCTTTCTTATTGAGTTCCACAAATCCATTGTATTAAATGGAACCCATAAAGTCAAGAGATAATTTAAAATTTATAGCACAATACCTCTGTTCATTTGAAATTAGAGGCGCCAAATGTTATAATATTAGCGCCTTAAGTTCTTAAAAGGTAGACATTCATAATAGTTTTAGCGGGCTATTGGATGTCTTTTTTTCTAAATCATTTTTAATTAGATCTAGAATATAACCTTTGACTGTTTTATCTAATTCAATAGCACGTATTCTAATACTTTTGTGTAAATCATTAGACATCTCAATACCTATTTTTTTCATATTTACTCTCCTTTCTATCATATTTGAGCATTTTCTTGTATTCGTTTTTGAATACAAATAAATATTATCACTATTGAGCACATTAAACAACTCTTTTTTGAGTATTTTTTCATTTTATTATGCTATAATAGTTTTCGAAAGAGGTGCATACAATGAACAATGTTGGCAAAAAAATCAAAAAAGCTAGAATCAAGCAAGGTCTAACACTTGATGATTTAGCAAATATTACTGGTATTAGTAAATCTTCACTTGTTAGATATGAAACTAATAAAACTGATTTAACAATCAAAAATCTTGAAATCATAGCAGATGCTTTATTTATCACTCCTGCCAGTTTAGTTTCTAGAAATAAACATACAGATGTATTAACTGATCCATTCATTGAGTTAGTTGAAGAAGCAAGTGGCTGTGAATTAATTTATGATGCTCTTAACAGCTTTTATCAATTTACTTTAGATCAAAGTAACTGTTCATATAGAATTCGTCCAACTGAATTTAAAGAATTTAAAAAAGAAATAATTGAATTCATTGAATTTAAAACATATAAATTGTTACCTGAAGAAGCAAGAACAACTTTTAATCAACAAGATTTAGATGAAATTAATGAAAGCTCCGGCTCAAATGAGTAGGAGCTTTTTTTATATCATTTCATATCTTTTCATCCAAAATAAAAAGCCACTTTTTGGTGGCTTATAAACTATACTAATTGTTTTTCTCTTTCAACTTCTATATGCTCTTTTTCATATTCAGGTGAAATGAATTTTTTTGTTGAGACAATATACTGTAATAATCCATCTTTATTGGTTGAAAAATTAACAAAACCATATTTTTCATAATATTTTTTTAGGCATTCTTTATTTTCACATTCAACATAAACTGAAACACTAGGAACAAGAATATCAATTTTTCTAACATAATCTATAATCAAACTCATTAATATTTCACCAGTAATATACTGATCATTTCCATCCTGATAATTTTTAGCTAATTGACCTATCAGTATGGTATTTACAGGATTGCCAACAGCATATGTAGTTCCAAATGCCGTTTTTCTAAAACTATTGGTCATTTCTTTTGAGATAGAGATAGATTTTGTTGTTATGGAATATATAGCACATATTCCATATGATGTTTGTGAATCCTCCGCCACAACCAAATATGTACGAGCCATTCCCGCTCTTTCAAAAGGTATTGCTTTTTGATGTACAAATTCTTCCACATCATTATTTAAAGGACAAGAAAATTTGGAAAGGAGTTCAAATGCTTTCTTCTTTCCAAATTCATCTATTAAAACTTTTAGTGATATAGTTCTATAATTCAAGATTAAACCTCTATTTGATATTCAAAAGTCTCATAATTTCTTCTCTACTAGTAACATTCTTATGTCCTTCAACTTTTGCAATACGTACCTTTTTTTTGCTATTCATGATATTACGAAACTTAGAGGCGTTATTGTTGTTAAGAACAAATGTATCACTTGTAAAACTCTTTGTTGCCATAATACCAACCTCCTCTTCTCAAAGGTATTATAGCACAGCTTTTAATAAATTTGACACAATATATGTTAAATTTTTATTCAAAAAGCTATTTATATACCGTTTTATATTACTTTATATTGTGCTATTCTACAAAAGTCCAATCTTCTGATAACATATCACTTTGACTTGCTAACCATCCTAGCTGTACACCACTTGTCCCATGAAAGGCAATTGCTTTATTACCCATATCAATATGATCTACATTAATAACTTCATCATTAGGTGTTTTGAAAGATACGTTTGTTGCAAGTTCAATGTATTGATCTTTGCCATTCCATCCTTTACGTTTCACTTTCATTCCACGTTTTAAATACTTAATAGCTTCATCAAACCCAAAAGTGGCCTCTCCACCTAACTCAGGACAATTATTTTTATCAGCAATCACCCAGTCATTACTGCAGATATTTAAAGCTGTATATTCAACTCTTTCTGTTTCTCTGATGTCTAATTCTTTGCCTTCCTTAGTGTGCATGATGATTGTTTCTTTTTCATTATCATAAAACCAATAGCCACCCCAACTTGGAAGTTTCATTTTCATTCCTTGTTTCATTAATTCTAAAGCTTTTTTAAATTCCATAATTATTCTCCTTTTTTCAAAATTAAAGAGTAGCCCTTTTTTGACTACTCATTCTCTTGATCTTCATCATTGTTTAACTGTTCTAACGCAGTTTTGATTTTATTTGGAATTGGAACACCTAGATTAGAAATGTTTTCTAATAGGCTAATTCCTTCATTCGCAATATAGAAATACGCTACAAGCGTTCTAAATACCCAAGTGCCACCATTTCCAAGCATACGATCTAATTCCACTCCTACAATAAGAACGGCTAGAATCATACATTTTTTTATTAATCCTCTAAAGCCGACCTCACTATTAAGTGTTTTAATTACATAAGCATAAATTACACCTGTCACATAATCTAATACCATGAATGTAATTAAAATCTTTAAAGCTAAATCCCAGCCACCAGATAGATACGTAAAAAAAGTAGCTAAGATAGCTACTGCTGTGTTGAATACTTTTTCCATATTATTCATTTTCCTCACCTTCTACTTAAGAAATACAACACTGTATCCCTTTTCTAAGCCAACAAATGTATCATTAATTGTATTAACAGTTAACATTGTATTTGCTCCAGTATAACTATCATTTTGTTGTTCATCTTTAACAACTACTCTAAATAATATATAATCTCCTGCTTTTAAATTCTTTGTATCAGTAATATAGAATTTATTAACTTGCACATCATTAAATGTTTTTTCACTTACATCTAATGTATATACGTTTGTCTTGTTATCCATATTTTGTCTCCTTTTTTTAAGTTGTTTTGATATATTTGAGAGTTGCGTAATCAATTACTATACATGTTAATCAAAATCATGATAAACGTTTTTTGTATAATACAAAATGGCAGTAACACTATATCCACTCCAGTCCGAACTGTTGTTGATTATTTGAATGCTATTTCCATTTACTCTCGCAAACATATCATAGAATGTGCCCGATGTGACATTAGAATAATAAACAACTGGCAATCTATAAAGACCATCGTCTCCTTGAACAAATACATCATAATCAACAAATTCACTTAAATTAATGATATCATGCTTGATATTTGACGTTTCAGCTTTAGATAGTACCCCTGTTGCTTTTATAACTTTTGTATATATTTTTTTACCATCAATCCAGTATTCACCCGTAAACTGTTCTTCGGTTGAATATTTAAAATAAACATCCTTTTTTCTAACTTTATTTCCAAAAAACTTAATAAATTTCACTTGTTTTGATATTTACTATTTTTAATAAATCAAAGGAATAATGCTATACCCTCCACCATTATTATCGTGAAATACAAAATTTAATAGTAAATATCGCACCCCCCCCCGAAGATTTTAATAAATTCTTGCATAAGCTATTTCCTCCTTAATCATCATCATAATTTTCAGTCAATCCAAACATAAACAGCTGTTCTCCATTCTCGTTGCAAAATCCATAGCCAATATTGATGTAACCATCATATTTAGCTACTGTTCCCAATCCTATAGCATCTTTATTCTTCGATATATTAAAAGGTATTTTAGCACCTGTGATTGTGGCTGTAATACTTGCGCTGTTTCCTACGGTATCGGATACAGTGCATACTACATCATAAGAATCGTTTAATGAATAGCCACTAAAAACATAACTTCCTTCACTTGAAAAGCTTGTACTTTTAGAAATGTTATTTATTTTAATAGCTTTGCTTGCTATTGAATTGCCAGTTATTGCTGAATACGTAAATACTGGTTTGACACAAATATATGTGCCACTGGATACATCCTTTGTACCGCTTGAATTACTTCTAAATGCCTCCATAGAAATAGTAGGATAGGAATACCCAGTGACATTGATTGTTTTTGTTGTAGAAGCCGTAAATCCTCTACTATCAGTAACTGTATATTTTAAGCTTCCACTATCCCTGATATTTGAAGTTTGACACGTATTTTTACTTCCTGCATAGCTAAAGTTATTGCCACTAACCGCATAATTGGTAATTGTTGCTCCATATTTAGCTGTTGCTGAAATAGTAAATTTAATATTGGATCTATTTTGTAAACATAGACTTCCAAAGGGATCAATAATACTTGTTACAACACTATTTATAGTTGGTTCAGCATTTGTCATCTGATATGTTCTATCGTGATAACTTGCCCAGGAACAGTCATTTGAATATAGTCCTATACGAATAGTGCATGTTTTGCCCTTACATGCTTCTCTTAACTGTTTTCTTTCATCATTAGTAAGTTCCCATGTAAACGTACCACTCGTACCACTTAATGTCCTTTTAGCGTAATGTTCTCCATTAGGGTTTGGTTCCAACCAACATTCCATATTGAAGTTACCTGGATTACTGTATTTGAACCAAGGGTTATCAGTATCTTTGAAAGTTGTTGGTGAATCGGTTATATTGGCTTGTCGAGGTATAGTAGTTAATGCATGTGTATATCCATTTTCACTTGAACTGAATCTATCATGACTGATCCAACCACTTACACCGATTGACTTTGAACCATCACTATTATGTCCTACAGTTACATCCCAAGTTCCTAATCGAATTGCACTGGAAGTAATTTTTTGGCCAGTACCTATTCCAACACTATATACTGTTTCATTTATACGAGCATATACTGTACCATTACCATATGTCGTATATCCTGTATTTGTACGCCATACATCAATCCAAACACGAACAACTGATGTATTAGAATTGATGTCATATGACAATTCTTGCGAATTAACACTGTAATTTATATATTTATTAGTGGTTCCAAATGTTGCCATATATTACCTCCTACAAAATTAACAATCCTAAATCTTCATCATAAATAATTTGAAAAGTACCTAGATTGATTTGTTTCATTACAACTGCTTGTGATATGTTCAATTGTTGGTTTGAAAGATAAGCAATTCTTTTATCATTTTCGTAAAAGCCAAGTTCCGTATTGGACAGTCTTACATCAAAAGGACTATTGCTAGATCCTAATTTTAATATTCCTTCTTCGAACTTAGCCCATTGAGAAATTTCTTCTTTTGTAGCCACTCCCGTTAATTTATCAGTAATAGAATTAACGTTATTCGTAACCAACTGAATTGAACTGGCATTTTGAATAATTTGAGAACTAAGACTATTGATAGATGTTGTATTATTAGTAGTTGTTGTTTGCAGTTCTTCTACTAATAATGTTAATGAGTTTTTTAATTGGGTTATCGCTGAATTATATTCAACTGATATTTCTTGTCTCATATTGTTCATATCATCAGCATAATCATTAACAATTTCCCAAGTACCACTTGAACCGTCATATCTCTTTAAAGTTTGTGTAGTTGTATCAAACCACAACTTTGTAGTATCACTAGGTGCAGTTGCACTTCTAATACTTGCATCTTCTCCATCATCAATTCTAATCAATGTTAGAATTGCACTAGATTTAACTACCATATATTGTCCCTCTAATTGAGCAATATAAGTTGCTTTATTTGTTACATCACCTGCACTGACAGTAAATGTTTGACCAGTTGCAATAGAAGTTGTTCCTCCATCTTTATACCATTTGATAGTTTCTAAAGCTGTAATAGCTGAACCCGTCAATTCAGTTGCGCCTTTATAAACATGTGCAGTTAAAGTAGTAGCAATTGCTGTATTTTTAAATACATTTCCATTAGAAGAAGTAATATTCATATAGATTGCATCATCACCATAAGTTCCCATTATAAGTGGTTCACTTGTTCTTGATGAACCATCAGTATAATTTGTAACTGAATATGTCCATAGATATTTATTATTTGCATTGATAGTTTGAATAGACGTTGTCCATCCCTCACTATCTACTCTTACATCTTCACTTTTACTTGATGCTAAATAATAGGTTGTAATATTTTGAATTCCTACTCCTTGTTCAGCTAATGAAAAACTTACATATAATCTAATCGAAGTACCTTTATATGCAACATCACAAACGTATGTTACATTAGGAAATTTGTTTGTCATAATATTTTTATTAACTGATAAAATACCATCTTTTACGATCTCATAACTACTGTCTATGTCGACTTCCTTACTATTGATTATTTTTTTATAACCAATCATACAATTACTTAATTCTATAATTACATTGCCGTCCATAATACAAGGTGTAATGATTGCTGGTGTAATGGTCCAATCAGGAATGTAAGTTCCGTTGTCATTTAATTTTTGAGTTAATGTTGTATTTGTAACATCTAAATAACTGTTTCCCAAATGTACAGTATCACTTTCATCAACTATTGTTGTGTATCCTGTATCAAATTGAATATTGTCCAATGTAAATACGCACTTGACATTAACTGACAAATTAATATCATCAGGAGTTAATGTGATAAATTTACCTGTTTTGTATTTTTTATCATTTAAATACCATTGAAAACTTAGATCATTATAATTTTCAGTAACATCTTCACTAGAATTCATAACGTGACATGTAATTTTAATACTTTGATTAAAACTATTAAGTATAGTTGCACTAGGTACAAGATTAACAGTAATCAATGAAACATCCAAATCATCTATTTTGGATTCTATTTCATTAATCTTTGTTTTGATTTCTTCATTTGATAATGATAATTCACCCAATTTGGTGTTTAGATTTTCCTGCTCTTTAGCAACGATATCTAATTTTAATTTTTCTTGGTCCTGAGATATCTGTAATTTTCTAATTCTAGTAGAATTGGTTATTTTCTTAATAACACGTTCTTCGTTTTTTGTTGGAGTATTTCCATCAACTTCACTTATAGAAAATTCTCCACCTTTATATGTGATAGACAAATCAGTAACCATAAAATTGAATTCATCATTATAATTAATTAAACATCCTGGTAACAAGTTATCTATTGAAATCATTGATATGCTTTTTGTTGAATAAAATGTTAATCCATTTAATTGATCATATAGTCTATCAATCAAATTTTGTTCATCTGTTAAGTATAAATTATTAGAATCTAGAAATATGGTATTACCCGTTGTATCTCCTTTTTCTAATGGATTTAACCCATTTTCATAGTAAATTCTAGATACACTGTATAATTCATTTTTTTCATAGTTTGTTAATGTATCTGTTTTAGCAAACACATTCTTATTTACTTGAACAAATTCAAGAGAGCCTTTACCACTTGCAAATACATTTGCTCCGAAAAGCTCAGCAATCCATCCTAAGTAGTTTCTAATAACAATGGTGTTATCGTACCAGGAAACTTCTTTTTCTAAAATATACGCAGGAATATTGGTTCTTACAATAGAAAGACCAGTCAGCGTTTCTATTTCATCTAACTGGTCTTTAATCGTTACTGGATAAGATAATTGAGTTGTATATGGAACATCCAATTCATAGTTGTTATCATATAATTTTAAGCTTAATGACTTTGTATATTTTTCGGGTTGGTCGTAAACCTTAAAATATCTTACTTCACAATTTTCATTTTCTTGTACTTCCCAATACTTGGTTATATCCAAATCATCAAGAATACCATCATAGTTATCAAATTTAAGATTTAACTGCACAGTAGGTACATTTCCAATAATATAGCCATCTGCAAAAACAACTGATGATTTATACTCTATAAGTCTATGTGTTACATCTAAATCTCCATATTTTATAAGCATTTTCTACACCTCAATCAAAGCAAAAGAAAAAGACTGAACTTTTAATCCCGTCTTTGTTCTTATATAATTATATTTTTTATTTCCGGCATACATCTTTTTCGTGCCCCTAATTCCATGATCAGGAATATACAACTCAACATTGAATTCAGTAGGAGTAACAGCATTTAAAATACTCACGACATCAACAAATGTCTTTAAATTCCATGTCAATGTTACTTTTAACATATTGGATCTAATTCTATTTCTTCTTAAAACACCAGTAGCAATAGGTCTTACACTATCTCCGTCTAAATCTTGTATTTCAACACTAATATCAGAAGGTGTAGGCAATAATACACCATTTGCTTTTATTCTTGCTTCATCAGCCATTTTCCTACACCTCCTTAATAATCAAATACTGGCTTACCAGTTTGCGCTTCATATTCTTTGATATTATCAATCACCATTCTAGTTAAAACTTTACCATTTTCTAAAACTAAATTGATAACATAAGTACCTCCATTACCATTATCAACTTGTGGCAATCTTTCAAAAATCTTTTGAGCAATTAAGTCTAAACCTCTAGTATTTCTTTGTAGAGGGATAACTGCTTCAGTTCCTGCTTCCCCAAAGATTGCAGGAGTTGCTTTTGAAACAACTGCACCTTCAGCCAATTTTGGAATTTTTGAAATATTAAATCCTTTTCCACCGATACCTGGAACCCAATTAGGAATTTTAATTTTATTTAATCCACCGATAAAACTGTTGATTCCACTAATGATTGCATTAATAGGCGCTTTAAATATTCCAGCAAAACCACTAACTATATTGCTAAAGATATTCTTAACACCATTCCATGCTCTTGCCCAGTTTCCAGTAAAAACTCCACCAACAAAGTCAATGATACCACTTAACACACCTTTTATTGTGTTCCAGATAGCTGTTACTGTAGAGCAAAATGCATTAAGAGGTACACCTAATAAGCCGAATGCTTTTGTCCAATCATTCGTAAAACCTACTTTTAAGAAATTAGCAAATCCTTCAAAGATTTTTCTAATGCCTTCCCAACAACGTTTTTCGTCACCAGTGAACACACCAACAAAGAAATCAGTTAAGCCTTGGAACATTTCAATAACATTAGGAATTAATTCATTGATTAAATCTCCCCATGATTTGAATGTATCACTGAACGATCCAACGATAAAATCAACTAATGGTGATAACACATTATCCCATACCCAATTAATAGCATCACCTATAGCTTGGATACCTGGTTTCCATGTATTCCATACTTCTAATATTCCTGATAATGCAATTGATAATACGCTTACTAGGAAGTTTGCTAATGGAGCTAGTACATTTTTCCAAAGTGATAAGGCAATCGTAAATACTGCTTCTACTGCTTTGACAAATGTTTTAGCAAGGAACATTGCTATTGGTACAATAATTGTATTGAATAGATCCAATAGAAAATTAAATATTGGTACTAAAATACTCTTATAGAAATTATCTAATATACCTGTTAATTCACTAATAGAATTATTTACTAATTGTCTAAAACTATCACTTGTTTGATATAAATACACAAGTGCAGCTGTGACTGCAGCTACTATTGTTGCAAAAAATGCCGCAGTACCTGCCGTAGTTCCAAATATAGCCTGGAATCCTACAAGTACGCCACTTCCTTCAGTAATGCTACCCACAAAGACTGAAACAGCGGTTGCTAACCATTGAAACGGAGCAATTAGTGCACTAATAGCTGCAGTAATCGCTCCCCAATTCATAATTGTTTCAAATGTCAATAACCCTGCTCCTATCCCAGCAAGAAGTGCTGTGATAACAGGACTATTTTCTTTTATCCAATCTTTAATTGAATTCAATTTCTTGAGTACTTTATCTACTGCTTTATCAACACCACTTGTATCGGGTTCTCCAAAAGCGTTATCCCAATCAATAGAGCCAACATCATAGCCTCCGCCACCAGCTCCACCAGCCCCGCTTCCACCTGAACCACCTGAGCCTGATGAATCACTTGCGCTGATTGTGTTGATTTCATCAAAGGATGCTAAAGAACCTAAGGCCTTTGCCGTTTTCTTGGCTTGACCCTCAGTACCTTTCAATGACTTATTTAAACCACCAGTTGAAGCTGTAGCTTTTTTAGCTGAATCACCTGCAGCAGTAAATCCAGCACTTGCTTGTTTAGCTCCACTCTTTTTACCAAATAATTTACCAAAAACTCCTGCGATTACATTTGCTAATGTAATCAACTTTCCAATAATCATATTGATCACTTGAATCACTGGAGTTAAAGCTGCAATTAAGCCATTACCAATAATTCCTAGTAATTGTTTAAATTGTTCTTGTAAAATACGGACTTGGTTGGCCCAAGTTCCACTTGTTTTAGCGAAATCACCTTGAGCCATTGATAATTGATTCAATACAAAATTGTATCTCAAAGTAGTTAATTCAGCTTGTGTCATGTCACTTACATTCTTACTGATTCCTTGACTTAAAGCATAGGATTGTAAATTTGTTTGTGTCATGACAATACCTAAATCTTTTAATGTTTCAGTTTCACCAGTAAACACTGACTTTAATTTTATATCAGCTAATTCTTGAGAAATGTTATAAAAGGAAGCAACATCACCTGATAGACCAGCTAATGTTATTGCCATATCACTTGCTTTTTCTTGACCTAACCCCATACCTGAAGCCATGGCCATATAGGTTGAAGCTGTCTTTTTAGCTGAGAGTTCACTCATACCAAACTGTTGAATTGAATTTTTAGCAAACCGCTCGGCTTTCCATGCCATATCGCCAAATGCTGTATCAACTACGTTTTGTACTTCTGTAATATTCGAAGCAACTTCTATAGCTTCTTTCCCTAATTTGTATAAGCCAAATCCTGCAGCTACTTTAGCAACCATTGATTTAATACCACTTACGGCTCTGCTAATTCTTCCGGTAGAACTTTCAATACTACTTGCTGATGTTTTAGCTTCATTTGTTGCATTTTTCAATGCATTGCTGAACTTACTCGTTTCAGCTGAGATGATAACTTTTAATTCTTCTAATGTCTTTTTAATCATCTCCTTTAAATTTCTTATTGTAACTGTTAGCAAACCTTAATCTTCTTGCTTTAAAGCTTTCAAATTCATCTAGTTCTTTTTGGACATAGTAATCTTTCTTTTCATCTTCAAATAAATCAGGATAGTAATCCCATATTTGTTTGATGTCATTTTCACTTGATTTTTCTTCACTGAATATAATACTAATTCCTCTTAACAACTGATCAGCAAGATTATGATTATGGATTGCTATTTGCTTTTGTTTCATTCTTTCTTTTCTTCGGTAGGATTCAATATAATCTCCTATTTCTAATACCGAAGACTCCCAAAATAAAAATGAACTAATATCACAATCTAAAGCAATTGGATAAAGTTCATTTATTAAATCGGTTAAAAATTCATATTCTACATTAGCTCCTTCGCTTCCACTAGTTTCTTGTCCATTGTGTCCGCTTGAGCTTGTGAGAAAAAACCGCTAACTTGGTAAATTGGTAAGAACACATCAGTCATAAATGACATTTGTGTCCCACCTTCATCACAATATTTATCAAACATTGTAATTACATCATCTTCCTTAATTCCATGCTGAAACTTTTTCATAGCACCATGAGTAATTAAAAGCATAACTTTTAAAGGTGGTAATGCGCCTTCTTCAGCATTGGAAACAACAGTTAAAAGATTTACTCTTAATTTTGATTCTAGGTTAACAATTTCAGAAGTACTTAATTTCAATTTATATTCTTTTCCATCTACTTTCCAAATAGTATATGGTTTTCTTTTTGGAGTTTCTTCAACTACAACCTCAGCTTTTTCTAATTCATCACTTAATGCGCCCATTGTTTATCCTCCTTATGCAATTGTTGGATCAGTAATTTCAAACGCTGATGATAATGCAATATTTAAATCAAATTCGATAATTCCATTAACACCACCACCTGTACGTTTAACAGATACTTGACCAGTAAATTCAGTAGTTGTCCCATCTTTTAATGTTTCTTTAAACGATAGGTTTTCTCCTGATGCTTCATATGTTCTTAATACACGATAAGGGCTGTCTTCTGAAGTGTTGTCATATTTGAACTTATACGTAATGTCTCCTGGGTCACCAATACCCATTTCATACATTTTTTGAGTGTCATCTAAATCCGTATTTTCAACTTTTTCAGGATCTACACCAATTTCAGGAATTTCTTTTAATCCATTAAGTTTTGTGTAGTCACTTACTGACTTACTTTTATATTCTAATTTAGCACCATTCGCTAACATATTTTTTCCTCCTTGACTTTTTAACTTGCATGATAAATAAACTGTTTATCACAGTCTATAATTGCTTCATATCTCATTTGTTTATGTTTTAAACCGCTAGGATCAGGAACATCCGAACATGACGTTCTTAAAAAACCTAAACCTGCCATTACTTCATCTACATCACACGCAGTTTGTGATGTGCTTTTATTGTCCCAAATATCAATTCTATATCGAATGAATGAGGATTGTTCTTTATCATCCGTAAAGTCAGCTACTTTATTTTCTTCCTCAACATATTGCACCGCAGGTAAATCGGCCCAGTTTTGAGGATAAGCATCACTTACATTCTTATTTTTTTGAGAAAGTCCTTTATAAACAATGTCTTTAACATTAATCATTTATTACATATCTCCTTTAGTTTCTTCCTAAATAATCTTTCAGTATTTTTTGCTATTGCTTGTTCTTGATCATGAAGTGCAGGATACATAAAAGGCCTAGCCATTTGTCCTCTTGTACCATAACCAATGACATCTCCGTTTTTATAGATGATTTTAAAGCCATATCCCTTAGCTTTATCAACTGGCATTGCATCAGCTGGAATCATCCACCCCGTTTGTTTATATTTAGGATTTACTTTAGGTGATATTCCTTGATGATTTGCCTCTCCATTAGGACTAGTACCAAATTCATAATAAGGTGCATACTTTGAATTGGTATATACAGTAGAAGAAACTATGCCTTCTTTTACTTCGTTTTTAACTCTAACTGAACGAGCTAAAGCTCCAGTATCACTTGAAATCAAAAGCTTTGCTTGACTTTGAACAATTGCACCTGCTTGTTTAACAGCTCTCATAGTTACTTCTTGTCCTGCATTTGAATCTAATTCAGATAATTTTTTTATGAGGTTATTAAAATCTTTATTTGTCATATTTTCTCAATTACTATAGCTTTAAAACGCTTAAATTTTTGAATGCTGACAACTTTATAAGCAATTCCCTCATAATTTATCATGTCGTGTTCTTTAATCTCTAGAGAGCCATAATAATGCATATTTAACATAGCATTTACACGCATTCCATAAAGTTCAACTTGCAGTTTAGAACTGACTGGCCATATCAAAGCTTTATCTTCACATGATTCATCACTATAGATTTCTATGATATTACCTTCATCATCTTTTGAAGGATTATATTTATTCAGTTGAAACGTCTTGAGACTTCTTTTTTTCATCTTTCAATCTCCTTGCATAAGGTGATAAGCGATAATTGGTAATACCTGATAAAATAGCATCTTCAGTTAAATAAGATTCACTTTCTCCACCCTCATTATAAGAAGCTAATCCTTCATTACCTTGCTTGTTATAACGAGCAATAGCAAGTTTTAATACAAATGGATATAGATCATCTATCAACTCACTTCTATTAGTTTTAGATAAAACTGTGCGCTTTGAATTTAATATAAAAGAAGAAACCAATGTATCATCAGTTTCTCCTGTTAAATTCTTAAATTCTTCTAAAAGATTATCCATTTTGCTTAATAACAGCAATCAATTCTTCTTTTGTAAGTGAGTCAATATTTTCAATTCCTAATTCTTCAGCATATGCCTTTAATTCATCTAATTTCATTTTGGAAACAGGTTTATTAGGTTTTATGCTTTCATCAATGCCTTCTAATTGTTTGATTTGCTTATTTAAATCATCCAAAGAATCGCTAACGATATAATTCAATGGATCACTTCGACAAATTTTTATAACATCTTTATTTAAACACTCTGTAGAAACAGTTGTTTTAATATTGTAAATATAAGCCATTTACTGCACCTCCTATGATGGATTTGCAGTTAATACTGCAATACATTTAGATTGGAATACTTTAGCACCATATACATGTAATCCTTTTACAGCATCACTAAATCTTTTTTCAGGTCTATATGCTTCAGTTGATAAAATTTGTTCAGCGTAAGAACCCGCTTCATCTGTTCCACCAATAATTTTGTATTTTGTTTTAGCAATATTTGGAACATTGTTAGAAACATAAACAGTAAAACCTGCAGCTTTACCAACTTCCCCACCTTCTAAAATTGCCTTATTATAATCAGTTCCATTTCCTACGAAACGTTCATCTTTTAATAATAAGCCATGATACCAAGCTGGAATAACTACCCAACGTCCTACTGTAGGTACATTCGCTTCAGTTAATTTAACTCCTAAATCAACAAGAAAATCATAAGCAGTATCTTTTGTTGGCACTTTTGGAGTTGTATCACTACCAATAGTATTATCAGTATGAACGTTGATAGCTAATAAGTTAGCTGCAAAAGCATCAACAACATCATTCATACCATAAGCTGCTCTTTCCATTGCTTTATCCATTAATTTAGGATTTGTTTGAGCATTATCAACATCTTCAACAGCAAAGTTGAAATATTTAGCTTGATCAATCTTTAATTCTTGTTGTTCTCCAGATAAATCTTCAGGAGCTTCAATATCTTCACCTTTTGTATAATCTTTAATTGTTACGTTACCAATTTGATTTACTTTGACAGTATCACCAAAGTTCTTAATTTCCCCTTCATAATCTCTATTTAATAAGTTTAAATATACATGTCTTTTATCTAAATGTCTTAAAAGACGTGCACTCCAAATTGTTGGAATAAAGTTTGTTACCGACATATTTTAAATATCCTCCTACTTTTGATTTGACATAATTTTTTGAACTTCATCCCAGTTTTCATTGATCTCTTTAGCTGACATATTTTTAATTGATTCTAACGAGATTGTTGTATTTCCTGGAACTTTCTTCATTGGGGCATTGCCCTTGATTTTGTCTTCAACTGCTTTTTCTACTGCACTTTGAAATGCTTTTTCTACAATTTCAATGCTCTTTTTACAAGATTCAGCATCAGTTAAATTAAGAATTTCAGCAAGTTCAGTTGGAATTCCTTTATCAGCTAATTGAACTTTAGCTTGAGCAGTCAATTCTCTACGAGTAATTGCAGCTTCTCTATCATCTAATTCTTTAATTCTTTTTTCTTCCTGATACTTTTTCTTTTCTTTTTCGCTCATTGTTTCTAATTTTTGAGCTTCAGTTTTTTCATCTTCTAAATGCTTTTCCCAAGCTTTACGTTCTTTAGCAATTCTTCCTTGAACGATTTTATCTAATTCTTCTTGGGTAAAAGTTTTTGTTTCTTGACCATCTTCACCACTATCTTGATTATCTTGGCCAGTTCCTTGATCATCATCATTTCCTGAATCATCTCCGGAATTATCATCAGCAAATAATTGAATATCTAAAGGAAACATAAATTTCTTTTTCATAAATACCTCCAGTTAAAGTCCGTAAGACTATCCCATCTTTTAATGTCGTAAGTTTTTGGACAATAAAAAAAGACAATTTCAAACTGTCTATTTATTAGAATTATTTTCTTTTATTTCTTCTACAACTTTCGCATTCAACAACTCTTTTATGCGATTAGCATCATTGACTTCAAATACATCACCAGCATACCTAACGACACCTGTATTTTTATCAATCATATTGCAAATAACTTTAAGTTTTGCCATATTTCTTCTTGTTCCTTTCTAATGATTTGGTTTTAGATTTTGGTGGTGGTACATAACAGTCATATTTTTCATAACGAATGCGGCCGCAAATCATGCACATATATTGAATTTTCTTAACCAAACAGCTTCTCTTTTTATCAAAGTATTGTTCCGTACGATACTCAAACTCTTGGTGATGATGTGGTCTTAATCCTTCCGCCATAAATAATCTCCTTTCTTTAAAGTTTTTTATAATTTATCAATTTTAAATTTAGCTATAATGCAAGATATTAAACTTAATAAAACAATTAACACTTGAATTAATAACGGACTTAATACAATCCACCATGACCAAGTTATAAAGCCTAATATTTTTGCTATAACAAAAATAATTAATAATGCATTTAACATTGGCATTCTCCTTTCTTTAAATTTGAGCAAAAGAAAAACCGACTATTTGTCGGCTTCATCATTTTTATACTAATAAATACATTCATCAAAAATTTTATACAACTCTATACCAATTTCATTTACTGTATCTTGATTATCCATACCATAATGGACAATCGAACCGTTATAATCGTTTTGAAACTCAATAAAATCTTGTTCTTCCATAAATAGTTTAACTACATTGTTTTCTATAGATTTATTTTTTTCATACCCTTTAATTTCAGGAACATATTTACATACAAATTTATATTGTTCAATTGAAAATATTAATTCTATCATTTTCTTGCCCTCTTTCTAGAAATAGGATTTACTTGAATCAATGTACCAGTGTTTTTATTCAAAGTCACACAACAATTGTTAGAAGTATACCTTAAAACTGTTTCATCTTTTTTGTCTATAGAATCTTTGCCATGGATAAGAGCATCTTTAATATTTTCTAATGGAACACCGCTCCTAGATCTTTTTGTATCAGGATCTTCATTTGTTCCAAATACTCTTTCAATGAAGTGCTTACTTTGTAACTGTACTGTTAAACCATTTGAAGTAGTTAGACCAATAATCTCATTTTCGATACGATTTTTATATTCAACATACTGTTCAAATGAGGTAAATGCTGAAATCATATTACTTGATCTAGATTTTTTATAATCTTTTAACAATCCCCATTTACTAACATCATTATACTTCAAATCTTGAAATTTAGATAGTGATGAAGGCATATTTTCTTTGCCTAAAACATTAATATAACTTTGATACTGTTTCCTATCATTCGACAAATTCTTTGTCTTTTTCATAAAAGCATCAACAGTATCTACACCATGTGTTTCTTGTTGCCTTTTTAACCACTGATCATAATTTTCTTTAACGTCAACAACTTCATCTCTACCAGTAATAGGATTACGTTGTCTTTTCTTCATGGCATCAGTAACACCCTCAATATACGGAATCATATGAGAACGACAATTGGGATGAAGCGGTGGAACATTAACACCAACTTGTGCCTTTGATGTTTCAACGATACTTCTATCATGTTGTTGACATATCTTTGATGTTCTACTGTCATGAACTGCAATAAACATTTGTTTGTCGATACCAGCATCTTCAAAAGCTAACTGATCAGCAAACGCTGACATTGCTGCACTTTCAGTTTGAATAAGCCTTCTTGCTTGATAAGCACCTACAGCAAACTTATTCATGATAGTATCAGCCATTTCCTTTTCGGTTTTATTGGTTAATACACCTAGCATCATTTCATCTTTCAATGAATCAGCTAATTCATTTGTATTGTTCCAAATTCTATCAGAATAGTTTTTGCCACTCCATTTAGATTTTAGTGTCTTATCAATCAAATTAGAATCTAAATTATCAAACTGATAAGCTATATTCATTCCTTGTTGTATGTTATAAACATCTTTGTAATAAGCATTAAAAGCACTGTTTATATAGCAGTCAGTGCTCTTATCTTTTTCAATGTTATAAACTTCTTTCATCAGATTATCTAACTGACTTTGCATATTTTCAAGTCGTTTTATTCTATATTGATAAGCTGGAGCATCAAGTCTTTTTAATAATTCCTCTCTTTGCTGATTAGAGACGTTATTTTTCAACAACCTTTTTAATTCATTATAATCATGATCATTTACCGTTGTTGAAAGTAATCTTTTCGCTTCTATTTCTGATAATCCATAATTACTTTTGTATTTTTCGAATATTCCTTCTATTTGATTTTGAGTATAAACACATGCCTTGCTGTATACGCTAGAAATATATTCACTGGATACTTGAGCATCATCTAATATATCAGCAAGTTTTTCTTCTTGACGTTTCTTCCAATATTTCTCATTTTTCATATCAGCCAAACCATTTAATTAGCTTTGCTAGAATTTTGTTTAAGATCTTTACTATTGAAAGCATCATCTTTTGTTTCATCATTACTTTCCTCATTTTGATTAAATGGATTATCACTTTGAGACTTAAACATTTCTTGTTGAAGTTTTACATTTTCTTCATTTTCTTGTTTAACTTTTTCTATCTCACTTGATGCATCTTCAACAAAAGGAAGTTGTTCAATCAATGTTTCTGTAGATACCTTACCGCTTAAATTAGCAATCATTTGAGCAAGTTCATTTAAATTTTTAGGTAACTGACGAGTAAATGTAATCTTAACATTGTTAGGATTGACAGCAATAGCTTTAAGATTTAAGTAATTACAAAATAATTCAATTCTTCTTTTTAGAGCTTTCTTGTAATACTTTTCTTTTTCACCTGTAATCATTTGTAAGCCAAGCAATTTGTATTCCATAGCCACTCCTGAACTGTTTCCTACAAAGTTTTCATCAGTAAGATTAGGAACATGAGAAAATGTATAGATGTCTTCTTTGATTGCTTTTCTTAATACTTCCATGCCATTTTCATCAAAGGTTCTAGAAATATATTCAGCTCTTGCATCTGCAGGAAGTTCCAACAACCCGTTTTCTTTTAAAATCTTCATGACTTCGCTTACTTCTTCATTATCATCACCCATTAAAGAACCATAAATAACAAGCAATGCTTCAACAAACTGTTCCTTATCGTTTACACGATCACTCGTTAATTTATTGTAAGCATCAATCAATGATATTTGCTGTTCAAAATCACCAATACATAATTTATTATTGCGATATTCAATGATAGGAACATTTCCAAAATAATGAGGTATAGGTTCATTTATCATTTGATGTTTTTGCCCACTGCATTCAAGGATCATTGTGTTGACATAATTTTTAGTACAAACAGTAGCACGATAACAATACTTACTTGTTATTGCATCTTTATAACGATAGTAGTAAACACCAAACAAAAGATTTTGCTCAATCGTATCATCATATACAAGAAATGTGTGGTCAGCTTCTATATTTCTTAAGGCGATTTCAGTAGTATCTTGTTTGATGTAAACATATTCATAAGCAACACCACAAACACTCATATCATGCGCATTATCACTATCGACATCATCAACATCTGCTCTATCAAAAGCTTCCGTTAATTTATCTATGTTTTCTTGTCCCTCGTCATCAAAAGTCGCATATGAAATAGGACTGTTCATGAAATAACCTGTTGCCGTATCGCTGATATCTTTAGCATGATTACACACAATACGGTTGTTTGCTGATGTCTTTAGTTTTTTTTTTCTATGTCTTATATCATGATTTCCTTCATAATATCTTTGATTCTTTTTTATTCTTCCAACCAATGTACGGTGTTTAGTAATCAGCTGTTCTATTTGAATCATATTCAACTGAGTTTCATCATAAGTTGTACTATCTATTGTGAACATGTACATACGGGTACCTCCTAATTTTCATATCTAGCACGGTTCTTGCCTGCTCTAGCTTTACTTTGGATAATGTCGGCTTCACAACCATATCGTGCAGCATCAATTGTATGGTTATTTTTATCAGGAAACTCACCTTTAAGATTTCCTTCTTTATCTTTTTCAATTTCATAATCATTAAACTCCCTTGAAGCATTTGGACAACGAATTGGATCTATAATAATTTGTTCTAAATCCTGTAACCATTTAATTCCATTTTCTACACTGTCCGGTCCTTTCTTTGCTCCAGTTACTTTTAATCCTAGTAACTTAAATTCATTGATAGTACGAGGCTCCGCGCTATCACATGTTACTAATTTATTTAATGGATTTAACCGCTTGATTTTCTTAACCGCTTTAGCATTAGAAAGACGAGTACCATATACTTCTCCAAAAATAAAAAGACGTCTTCGCGTCTTGTCATAATGCATTTTTAAATAAGCTAATGGATCTCCTGCATATCCAAAGTCCAAACCATTTTTTAATTTATCGAAAGTTTGTATTTCTTCACTTGTAATTTCTCTAATTGAAAGATTGGTGAACACTTCACCACCTGTACCAGTAACTTCACCTAAATAATCATGATTGTACTTTTCAGGGTTAACTTTTTTCATGTGTTCAGCTTCAATTAGG